AAGGAATACGTATTTAAAGGAATACGTATTTAAAGGAATACGTATTTAAAGGAATACGTATTTAAAGGAATACGTATTTAAAGGAATACGTATTTAAAGGAATACGTATTTAAAGGAATACGTATTTTAAGGAATACGTATTTTAAGGAATATGTATTTAAAGGAATATGTATTTAAAGGAATACGTATTTAAAGAAACCCCCAGCTGACGCTGCTCGCTTCGCTCGTATTTAAAGAACCCCCCAGCTGACGCTACTCGCTTCGCTCGTATTTAGAGCAGCTTTCCAATTAATCTTTGTCGATTAAAGTACGTTTTGGTAAATCTTCCATTTACCAAAAATCAGAAAAGTTGTAATTTCTCGAATTTTCAATAAGAAATTAATTTCCATTTAAATGATTCAAAGACGAACTAATGGATATTGTGGTGATATTCCCTTCCCTCATTGCACTATTTTTAATCCTTTATTGCAATGAGGAAAGGAGGTGGTAGATTAGTTTGACTTGAATTGTGCTGTCCAGCGGTGTTAATTTAAATGTATTTTATAGATCGGCGATTTATATTGATCAATATAAATCATTCTTCTCCCGATTGTTCAGAACGTGGAGACAAATCAATAGTATCGAATAAAATCCTGATTTTAAGTCGAGCTGGGTCCTTCGACCTATCGATTATGGAACCTTTTGATATGAGTAAGTATTCGTTATCCATATGCTTTAAGTAGTAGTCGTTCCTTCCGAATAGTGTTTTAGCTTGGGTATGAGGATCTCGTTTTAATTCCTCACAAATTTGATATAAACAGTGTACAACCTTTTTAGCATCTATTCCAATACGCACGGATATGCTGTAAATATTTTCCAGATCAGCTATATCAATCAAAAAGAACGGGCAGTCCACGCCATTTCTGAGGCGTTCGTAAATGATATCTTTAGGAATCTGTTCCGCTGCTTCCTTTGCTCTTATTTCATAGATATCTAATTGCCGCAATCGTTTTTGACTACCAACTAGATTTCTGAATTTGTCATAATAACCTTTGACTTTTTCATATACAAATTCCTTCACTGCGTTAGTATTTGAAACATCAATATTGTATTTACTTTCATACTTCCTAATTTCAATCTTTAACCGCTCAATTTCCGATTTAGGTAACACGTTGTATTGCGTTGCTTTGTTGATTAGTTCTACTCTGGCGCTAATAGCTGATAATTCCCCCAGTTGGCTGCGGAAAAATCGACGAAACTGGGTCATGGCATCAGGTGGAAGGAATATTTTAAACGTTTTTGCCATGCTAAACAAGTTGTTTTCATAATAATAACGGTTGAAAAGACGGGGTGTTTTTTCTCCAAATTGTTTAAAATTGCAATCAACCATACAATATTCATTGTTATATTTATATAATAGCTTTACCATCTTTTTGTCCCAATAAGTCTGCATCGTTTCTAGTAATTTATATTGCCTGCCACGTACATTTAATTCGCCGCGTTTGATATCATCTAACTTCCATGAAAACGAAATAGATGGACGAACCAGCTGTTCAACAGCTAAAAGATCTTTTAAAGAAATAGTTGGTCGTAGTAGTAAATCTGCTGCTTTTTCATAAGTTGGTTGGGGCACAAGAGGTTTAAGTTTAGTAAACCATTCAAGCGTTCTATCAGGATCGTACTTACAGCTACCATGTTCATCAATTGACCAGGGAATAGCTAATTCCTCATCCTCGCCACAATAAAAACGGATAAAGGTAAAGTTTGTCCTATTAAGATTGCTAAACTTTTGTTTAAATCCGAGAAGGAAGTTTTCGTTAAAGGTAACAATTTGTTCAAGGTCGACGTCTGTAATTGAACTGCCATATTCTTTGGACAAATAGCTACCGATGATTTTAACTGAGCCAAAAGTATTATATTCTATGTGATCTAACTGTTTATCGTCGATGAGATCGTTCAATTTTTCTCTGTAATTTTTACTATAAACAATTATATTAGCAAGATCTCTTAAAAATCGTTCATGAAATTCTGGGGTTTTGATCAGCATTTTCTAATTTATTATTAGAAAATATATTATTCTTTGAAAACATCAGTTTTGGCAAATTCATTGACTAGTTTAGCGATTTGGGGAATAAAATCGCCCCCATAATCAGTCTTCCAATCAATAATCTTTTGGGCGACTCGTTCCCTCAGGAATTTCTTGTACTCTTCGTTATTTGTGGATATCATGCCGGCAAGAACTTTCTCATCTTGACACTTCTTTAACTCGGAATTAAGGTAATTGAAGATAACGGACTTGCATTGATCTCTATTCGAAATTTTGATTGAAAGTTGAGGATCGTCCGTGAATCCTTGAATAACATTGATTAAACGAGAAAGATGTCCAGATGTACATTTATGGTTCATTTCATACATTTCCTCAAATAGTCGGCGTTCTAAGTCGACTTTTATTAAATCGTCGGCATGTTGAATAAAGAACCAGATTAGAAAGAATGCGTCGATAAGTTTGATATTTCTTACTCCGAACGATCCAGTATTGGTTCGAAAGTATGAAATAGTGTCAGATATGAGAATTGGGTCACCTTTTCCTTCTAAACTGTCTTTAATCTCGTCAAGCCTTCGGAATGCTTTTTCCTCAGTTTGTGGAAGATCGTGCCAATACCGGTCGTACAGAGTTTCGAGAGCCCTAATTACGGTTTTGTTAATCTCAGAATTATGTACATTTTGACTATCACTATACACAGTCGGTTTTATCGCGGGAAGATGTACATGATTTTTCTTCTCTTCATTATGCGCGATTCTGTTTTCGATTCGAGCTTTGGCTTCGTCAATCTCTGTTGCCCTTTGTAGAGCTTCATTTTCGTATTTAGCATCATCTTCTCTGACTTGATCCAGAAATTCAGTAGCCCTATCTGGATAAAAATCGGCAATGATATTGGTTAACTCCAAAACAGATGGATGATCGCGTTCTCGTCGATATTGTTCAAAAATTGTAGTTATTTTAGCTAAAATCTCTTCTTTGGCTGGGATATAGGGAATTCTTTGATTTCTTGCCGTTGTGTAATTAGTAAGGAGAAAGCGTAATCCCATAGTGACATTCTTGTGGGTATTTTGTTCCGCATTTTCGTAGATATAAATAGCCAAACGCATACCTTGATCGCTATACCAAGCGCTAAGTTGTACTTGCATTTTTTGTATCTTTTTAGTTTTTTATATTGTATATTCGAAATATATAATAAAATGTCAGAAATGATTAGAAGGGTGGATTGTGTTTTTCGTGTATATCGAACGAGAAACCCCGTGTTTCCCGAAGAACGATGAGACATATTTACGCATAACATTGCGAATATTTGGTTCGGTCACGATTTATGATTTAAAGACCGTTATTTCCTTTAAATGAGCGTATCTAAAGAAAAATATGATGATTTAAAGAAAACTTGTGAAGCGTGGCGAAAAATCGCCCAAAAATACGAAGTTGATTTGGGTAACATTTCTGAACAGATAAACAAGTTAGAAGAGAATACCCATGAATTACAGCGGGAAAATAGGCATTTAAAGAACAAGTACAAAGATCGGATTGCGGAACTAGAAAGGGAAAAACTGTTAGCTGACAATAGAAACCAACAATTGCAAGAAACTTGTCAAGATTTGCGGGAACGTATGCAAGATTTGAAACAGGATATCAGATTCTATCAGTCGGTTAAAGAGAAAAATTGAAAACCCCCGTTGAAGTTAACCGAGTAAATGAATCGTACGCAAATCGCAACTAGAACTGCTTTGGGTTCTGGGCAACTTTGGTTATTGTATAAGATTAATAAGTATTTCGCCAATTTAGATGTGAGTATTAGCAATGATCGTATTACAATTGGTTGTGCTTATATCAATGTGCTTGTTACGGGTGGGTATGTGTTATTCTGGTCCAAGTTTTTAGACAAATATAAGAAATAAAATGATTTTATTTCCCGATTAAAATTTAATGGGAAAATGAGAAGCGAATGCGAAAAACGAACTGTATTCGGTGTTTATCTGATAGTTGCCCTATATCTTGTATTGTTACTTACTCTAATGTTAGCATGGGTTAAGTGTCTAACAACAACTGTGTCAACAATAAAGAGGAAATGTATGGATTATGCTTGTTTACTGGTTATACGGGACTCTCATCGATTCCCGTTTATAGAAGGTTCAAGTCATTGCTGGAATATTAATAGATTAAAGTTTCGAATTTCATTCGCGTTAAACGAAATTCGAAACCTTTTCTCAGGCATGGCGGATTAGCTACAAAAGTAAACAATGTGATGCAAAATTGGAAAGGGGTGTTATCAGTGTGCGCGGTATAGCATGATCCGCTCGGGGAATTGGAAATGAATATCTTTACAATCATCAGATAAATTGATTTTTTCCAATTATATTTTAAATTGGAAAATGCAACCCAAAACTTTTCAATTATTAGTGGCAGCTTAGATTCAAACTGTCTTTCTAACCTTTTCCTTTTATATCACGATTGATCGTTATAACGAGTTAAAATGGAGTACGCGCGTTCTTTGGTCCCTTATCAATTATGCAATACAGATCAAGCGATTGTGTCACTGCCGTGGCAAGTATAGCTCTAGCTTTCAGCCCGATTCCGATACATATAGTCGATCTTATTGTTAATATCTCCGTTTCAAACAATATTGCTTGTTTGAACGATTTAAACCCATTGGGCGTCTTGTGGTTACTGGATTTGTTATTAACCCCAATTTGGGGTGTTCAATATTATATCTATTCTATAAATGTAGAACGAGAATAGGGTTTTTAAATTGATTTTTCTGAATAATCTAATTATTCAGAAAAATGAATCGTTTGCGACTTTACTTACTTATCTTACTTTCGGCTAATGTAACTTTTGCGTTTTTATCTCTGGCCATTGCCTATGTGAACATCGATGATCCTTGTCAACGTGAGAACGATAAATGGGGGTTCTTTCTCGGCTTAAATTGGTGGATCCGGATCTTTTCATATGAAAAGATCATTTTCACCGTATTCTTAATACTATCTTCCAATTTCTGTCTTTCGGAAAGTATGTTCCTTTTCGTTATTTTGGATAGTATATTAATGATATTATGGTTCCCATATGGGATCGGCGAATTGAGTGTTGGAAATAACAACTGTGTATCAAGTGGCTCGCCTTTAAGTGTGATTGCCATCATTGATTTGATGTACTCGTTTGTTCTGTCATTATCGCAAGTAGCTTTTTTCCCTAGAGAACGTGATAGTTCAGCGTATACTTCAATTGTTTAAATAGATTTAAACAATCTGTTAAACAACTAATTATACTACCTATGGACGGACTTACAATCGCAATAATCGTTTTGGCATTGTCTCTATACTAACCGTATATTTTGGGATCTATTTACTTCAGGGACAATATGCAATGGTTAACCGTGGAACTGTATTTGCGCATAGAGCACTACCTGGTCGAGCTGGTATAGGCATGTCACTTATACTTGCTGGCGTGGTTATATTTGGAGCCGCAATCATACCTATGTTAGTAACTAGACTGGTTAGAGCGAATGAAGGATATGAGGCAAGGGATGAGACAGGGAGTGGAACGACGTAAGGAGTAGAGTGAAGAGCGAAGCTACGAACGACGTAAGGAGTAGAGTGAAGAGTGGAGTGCTGGATGAGGTAAGGTTCGGAGTGAGAGATGACGAAGAAGAGAAAAGACGAAGGAAACGATAAACATCTATTTTAAATCGGACATTTAAAATAGCTAGATATTTGAACCAATTTTACGGATCGTTTCAATCGAATTGTGATAGGTATTAGGATTATAACAGTTACCACATCGTAAACAATACCCAGTTCTGATTTTATTAATTAAAGCGGCTGGGTCGTTGTCTCGTACAGTTATCATTTTCCAATAGCTCAAAGTGTGCGAATTATCCATTAGAGTAAAAGGTCCAACGTTAAATCCGATGGATGAACCTTCTATTTCAGGCGATTTCCGTCGTACGGTAAAAGTTAGTTCGAAAGGTTTATCTCTGTCGGTTAGACGAAATAATCGTTCACTCACAATTATAACGCTTAATTATTTTGGTACAGGGTGATTTAACTGACATTTTTCCGTTGTCAATTTCAAACTTAAAAATCAATTTATAGAGGAACTTAAAAATGATTTAATCTTTTAATAAATAAATATAGAATATGGGTATTAAATCCCTAAGTAAGTTTTTAAGAACAAATTTCTCGAACGTTTTTGAACATGTGCATTTATCAGAATATGCCTTTAAGAAAATTGCTATCGACACGAGTTTGTATCTTTGTCATTATAAATCAATATACGGAGAGGAAGGCTGGTTGCAAGCTTTTATTAAGTTAGTAGCTTGTTTACGCAAAAACGAGATCCATTGCGTTTTCGTTTATGATGGAGGCTTTCCCCAAGAAAAGAGAGCGGAACAGAAAGAACGCGCGGATAACCGTAGTAGAATGGACGAACGCGTATTCAATCTCGAGAATGCTTTAGATAAGTATAGAGACACTGGTGAAGTTGATCCTTTATTGGTGGAATTCCAACGAAAACGGTTCCTTAACTTTCATTCATTTAATGGTCGCGATAACCTTCTTAATGTCAACGCAGTTGACAATGCAGTGAAACGAATGCGTCGCCAACTATTCTCTATTACGCAAAAAGACTTCGCATTAACCAGACGATTGTTCGATGTCCTAAAAGTACCATATTTCACTGCACCTTTAGAAGCAGAAACGACTTGTTCCGATCTTTGTATTCAAGGGCAAGTTGATGCTGTTTTATCGGAAGATACTGATGTGTTAGCCTATGGTACTCCGGAGTTTTTGACTAAAATCAAAACCAACGATGAAACCTGTGTACGCATTCGTTATGATCGTGTATTAGAAGAAATGGGTATTTCTTCTGATCAATTCCTTGATTTTTGCATTATGTGTGGAACAGATTATAACAATAACATTTATCGGGTTGGCCCAGCTAAAGCTCTCGAATTTATCTGTCGTTTTGGCAATATTGAAGAAATCACCGAAAAAACAGTTTTAGATACCAGTGTCCTAAATCATAAGAGAGTACGAGAACTGTTCCGCAATTACGATAGATACACCCGCAAGATAAACTATTGCGGTCGTCCCGATTTCAACGAGTTACAGCTCTTCCTAAAGACAAAAAACATCAATCTCAGTGTGGATGCTATTAAGAACAGTTTCATCCGTGAACTCGTTGTTGTTGATTCTGAATGTGATTCTGCAGCCAAGATTGCTCCCGTTGAATCTGCCCTTAACAACCCTGAGACGGAAGCAGGCAAGATTGATCTGGCTCCACTTCAGTTAACCGAAACAACTAGCGCATAATTTCTTTGAAGAGTTAAAGAAATTATTGTTTTTATAAATGTATTCGTATTACGCCACTATAGACAAATTGTTTCCGGAAACTGCAGTTCCAGAACCAACCGATGCTACTTTACACATTACAACGAGAGATGAGAAAATAAGTGCTTTCGATCCTAAAGTTTGGGGACCCCCTTTTTGGTTTATATTACACACGAGTGCGGCATATTATCCTGTCAATCCAAGTCCATATGTCAGAGAAAAGATGAAAGAACGTATCATGGCGATTCCTTATGAGATTCCCTGCGAACTTTGTCGGAATCACGCTGTTAGTTTTGTCGAAAGTAAAAAGAACACTTTAGAACAGATTGTTAGTAATCGACACGACTTGTTTCAGTTTTACGTCGATTTTCACAATAACGTTAACAAACGTCACGGTAAAAAGGAATACACTTACGATGAAGCTTATAAAATGTATTCCGGAACAGTGACTGCGAATCGGTTTTCTTATAATTAATTTCTGATTGCTAATCAGAAATTAATTGCAGTTTCTAAACTTTTAAATCCTAGCTACTTTCTGAAAGTTTAAAAATGGAAAACCAGCTAGGAAGTAAGCTATAAATATCGCTCTCAAATAAATGATTTTCGATTTAGAAAAGGCATTAATAACAATATGAATAACTTTGAAGAGTTAAGTAAATCCATTCATGTTACTAATCAAGTGAAAAGCATCTTTAACGCCTTAAACAGTAAACAAGCGGACGCTCTTAATTTAATGTTGCAGGGGAAAAATGTGTTTCTAACTGGGCCAGCAGGTACGGGCAAAACGTATATAATACACTTACTCAAGAAACTAAGCAATAAAAAGATCGCGTTAACTGGCACCACCGGTGTGTCTGCCATTATGATTGGTGGTACAACATTACATTCTTACACTGGAATCGGATTGGGTAATGGCACCGCTGAATACTTAGCCAATAAAATTATGAAATCATCGTACTTACGCGACAGATATACCAAGTTAGAGGTCCTAATTATAGACGAAGTTTCTATGCTCTCTCCCGATCTATTTGATAAGATTGAACATATCTTTCGTATTGTTAGACGAGGCCATAACGATTCTCTACTCGTCAAAAATGTGGAAGAATTACCATTTGGAGGTGTACAGATCGTTCTTTGTGGAGATTTTCTCCAATTACCAGTAGTTGGAGAAGACAAGTTTTGTTTTGAAAGTAAACAATGGAACAGATGTGTCGATAAAACAATCTATCTGAACGAGATAATTCGACAGATTGATCCCCAATTTCAGGATGTGTTAAACAACCTGCGACAAGGTATTGTTTCTCCAGAAGTGCGAAAAATGTTGGAAGAACGTATAAATGTAGAGTTAGTCAATGATTTGAACATTAAACCAACTAGGATTTTCACCACAAATGCAGATGTGGATATAATCAATGACGAGGAATTGACTAACTTAGGACAGTATGATCCAACTCTACAATATTATCAATATGATATGGAAATTAATTTCCATGCCTATAACAATAAAAAGCGGGTGTTAATCGATAAATACAAGAAATCCTGTTTAGCTCCAGATGAACTGCTCTTGTGTATCGGCGCACAAGTGATGCTATTATGCAATTTGGATGTTGAAAATGGGTTAGTTAACGGCAGTCGAGGAATAGTTATCAATTTTCTTGACGGAGACCACGAGTTACCAGTAGTGAAATTTTTGAACGGTCAGGAAAGGATGATTGACTATCATGATTGGGAGATTGAGGAAGATGGTAAGAAGCTGGTCAAGATCACGCAAATTCCTCTTAAATTAGCTTGGGCAATCACTACCCATAAATCACAAGGATTAACTTTAGACTATGCCGAAGTAGATTTAAAACGTATATTTGCTTATGGATTGGCATATGTGGCTCTATCAAGAGTAAAGACAATCTCGGGATTAAAAATCATTGATATCGACTTTGAGAATATAAAAGCCCACCCGAAAGCGCTCCAATTCTACAAATCTTACAGTTCTAATAAAATTGAATAATCTTACAATAATATTGTAAGATTATAAAATGGTTAATCACGGCGAAAAACGTCGCAATTCTGGGGACGAAGGTACAGTCGAACGATATGATTTAGAACGCAGATACTCTGATCCTTGTTTATACAATATTTGTATACATCGAGACTGTGTTGCTAAAGCAACTTTCGCCAAACCACGCAACCTAATGCGACACCCTATTTGTGTCATTCCAATGAATGGGGAAAATAAACACTTACAACATTCGTTATCTCGACGGGTGTTATATTGTCCAGAACACGCCCCGATTGGGTTTGTTTACATCGATGATATACAATACGTGATTTGAATTATTGCGATACAATATTGTAAATTTTTATTTACAATATTATTTTTTAATAAATGGATAAACTTCCAGTTAAATACGTTTTAGATCAAAGTGTCATCAGTTTCTATACAGATCCGTTTACGATTCCACCGAACCAGTACGAAGTTAACTCACAGACAGGCACTTTTCCCAAAACAGTTTGTGTTGCCAATTCTGATGGGTCTCTCTCATTTTCGAAAGACCCGAATGCTACTCCGGTTAAGTTTAGATTTGATCTAAATACGAGTACAACCAATCCCAATGATCCAAATTGTTTCCGTTTGTATAGATTAGATTCTAACCAATATATGTTTTATAACTCAAATTGGTACAATATTTACACGAATGGAGTTTCGGGGCAAACATCTGGTCCAAATGACGAGTTTTTCGTTTTCATTGGCGATTTAAGCGACGGTTCGCCGGCACTTAATTTGGGACAGTTTTACAGTCAGTTTGCGAATGTAATGATTGGTATTAGACCTTTCACCAGTGATTTACCATTGTGTACAATGAGTATAAATTGGGGTACATTTGTTCAAGGCGATATTGTTCTACCAATTAAAACTACATGTGTAAACGTGTCTAGAATCTCTGATCCGTTTTGTGGTTATTTTTCTAGTAGTGGTAAAGCAACATCGTGTGAATACAGGAACTTGAAAATCAAAATTGAGACACCATCACCGGTGTATCAAAGATATCTCCAGATGACGGATCCAGACAATTGGAATCAGTTGGCCATGTGTTGCTTTTCTGGATCTTATGCCAACGATCCTTCTGCTAGAACAGTTTGTGGATTATCTAGTCTCAATTTAGTCGTTAATCAAGATGGTTCTTTAAGTGGCAATTGCGGAGGGGAAGCTAACTCGGAAGGATTGGTTTATAAGTTCTGTTCCCAGGGTTTAGGGGATCAAACTTCTACCGCTCCTGGATCGGCTACAGGGATTTCTCCATATAACGTTTGTCAAGAGTACTGTTTATCCGATTTAGGTGATTGTGATAAGATTTTAACACAATACTGTAACAACAATCCTTCTGCTTCTGATGATATATGTGGTTGTTTTCGTCAACAAGAATTCGACAACTACAAAAGTAGCCTTCAACAACAAGCACCGCAGTTATATTCTTTAATTACTAAAAACGTTCCTAGATCAGATTTACCGGATTGTTACTTTCCACCGTGTGAAAGTGCTTTTACGAAAGGGTTCGGACATTTCGACATGAAAAAGGCAAGTTGTGGGGATGAAGTTATTTGTGCTAATGTTCTGGATATTAATACATCTGGACAAATACAAGCGAATATTAATGCACAACAAGCTAACAACTGTGCTGCAGTTGTTTCTAATAGTCCTCAAGATTGTCTCATTGGTTGGAGCGATTGGAGTGGGTGTTCTGAACCATGTGGAGGTGGAACACAAACACGTTCTGGCCGAGTGGCTAAATTAGCCAGTGGTGGGAAAGAGTGCCCCAATAATGCACAGGTTGGTGATACGGTGACAGATTCGCAAGGTTGTAATACTCAAAGTTGTACTCCTAATCCACCAACCCCGCCTTCCCCCAACAATACACCAGTGGATTGTCAAGTTTCTTGTGGTACTTGGAGCGACTGTAGTGGCGGTGTTCAAGAACAGGATTGTGTTATTGTGACGCAACCGAGTGGCAGTGGTAAAGCATGTCCTCCTTTGGTTAATAAGAGAAATTGTAATAATCCGCCCACTCCTACACCTCCATCGCCAACTCCTTCCACGCCAAGTAGTTCATCTGGTTGGCCAACGTGGTTAATTGTTATCATTTCAATTGGTGGATTTATCGTCCTTGCTGTATTATTATACGCCGCATTTTCGTAATTCTAATCGAATAATTAGAATTATTGTAACTCCTCCAAATCTTCCTTAATTGCTTCATCTAAATCACTATCATTGATTTCATCCTGGAAAGTGACCTTTTTCGGTCTTTCTTTCTCTTTGAAGACTACATTGGCAATGCCAATCTTAGCATTTTCTTTGACGCTGTTAACCTTGGGTCTACCATGTCCTACTTTCGCTTTCTTCTTTTTAGGTACGATACTATCAGCAGGATCTACGTTTTTGACCATAGTTGTAATTTCTTGGTTTTGTTGTAGCACTCGACCTAATACGTTATTGAATTGATTAAGGGTCGTCTCAATTTTAGTATTACGTTCTTCAAGTTCTTCAACTCGTTGAACCAGTTCTTCGATTCGTTCAGACAATTTGGAGTTTTTCATTGAAAAGAAAATAGTTAATCCGACTACTGCGACCACACCGACCGCAATATATATCATATCTTTGCTCTCTATCTTTTTTTCTTTGGCTGACATTTTTGTATTTTGATTTGATGAACCTATTTTTAAATAGAAAATAAAAGATAAAAGACAATCATTTTCTATTTAAAAATAGGTTCATCAAATCAAAAATGTTTCGAATGCGTTCAAATAGAACTGAGTCGCCCGTATCGGACGGCGATTTTGAGCAGAAAGATAATTTTATTAGTCCAGATATTGCAGATGAAACTGATTTGCATGCTATGATCAATAAGATAGAAAGCAAGAGGATAGATGTAACTTCAATACTTCCGACATTCACATTTCCAAAACCTACCCCTGGAATGGTTGGCGCGACTACCCCAAAAGCTACTACTCCAACCGCCACATCAGTTCCAGCCGTTTCAACTATTTCCATTGAAAAACACGTTTTCCAGAAATCTGTCTTAGTTACCAGTAATATCCAACTTACAAACGAATGGACCGACATAGCCGCGATTCCTTACAACGGTGTTCGCTACAACCTGGAAAGTATACTGGTTTACGCCGAATTGAACTCGGAAACAGAATTTGTCCTTTCTGATGATAACAACATACTGGGGGAACGAGTTGTTCCTGTTTCTGGCGCGATTGTCTTTGAAATGAAGGATTTTAAGATTGTTCCAAAAGACTTTGCTGTATTGAGATTACAGGCTAAGTGTAACGAACCCAATTTAGATTTCGATACACTTCCTTCTTATATATACTCATCCGAGTTTACGATGTGAGAATTTAAAGGCATACAATAATATTATATAATCATGCCTAATCAAATCGGTAATATGCCCAGGTATTCCTTCCTCACCTGGTACGATAGTTATCATACATATATTGAAGATCTCTATGAAATGTGTAGGTTAGATTTAGAACCAGATTTAGAACCAGATTTAGATTTAAAGAAATTTGCTATTTTTATATACAATCACTCATCTAAAAGCATAAATGTCTAAAATCGATGAATACGATACCCCCAAACTTGAGTACAATAACATTACTATTAATACCAATCCTAACGAGACTGATACTTTTCTGGAACCCGAAGAAATCAGTATAGATCAAGTCGAAGACGAAATTTTCGAGATGGATCAGAAGTATGAGAACTTCGACCGTTGTTTTTACACTTTCTTGGCGATGAAAAGATACATCCAAGAAAATGGATTAACAATCGGGGAAACAGTTACTTTTGAGAAGTTTTTCGAGTTTGTGAACCAATAATTATTATTTTACGAATAATAATTATCTTATGAATCAGCTACGATGACGACAACAATCCTAAACATCTAAGAATGGCAAGTTGCACCTCACTAAATTGAGATTGATCGATTGCTCCTACATCACCACTACTCACTTGTGTCAACATCGCTTGTAACTGTTCTGGGGTTTGAACAGGTTGGACCGGTGGAACTTTAACTTCGGAAACGGGCGATGATCTCTTTGGTTGACGCGCTTTTGCCATAAAAAGGCGCTCCTTTATTTGCTCTGGGGTGAAACCGAAGTAAGAGCTAGGATGTCGTCCTTCCAGTACGCCCAATTCTTCCAGTAAATTTTGATTGTCTGTGACAAATTTATCGGTACGTTCTCTATTTATTTTAGAGTGTTCAAAAGTATCTTTGACAATACCATACTTCTTCTTTTCCTCGGTATATTGATCAGTTTTAAAATTGGCAGGTAATGGGCGTCCAGTTAATTCTATGAACGCTTCTTTAACGGTTGAACTATTACCTTTCTGTTGTGAAAATTCACGAATTTTCTCAGGATATTGGCCCAATTTTGCTTCAAGTTGGTTTTTAGAACTTTTAGGCACAATTATTTTACGACCACGGAAATTGACCACATCAAACGCATTAGGAGGATATTCTTGTGCGTCCTCGACACATATACCAGGAGTACATGATGTGTCACATTTTAACCCGGGTGGACAGATCCAGCGGTTATCTTCGTTACACGATTTCTCACCATACGCATTGTATTGACATATTAAATCGGCTAAATACATCTTATTGTCAATACCAGATGCATCGATATTTTTTGATTTTAATATCACGTGTAATTCGTCTACACTCTTTCTTGCCAATTCAGCGTAATCGAGATAGTTACCTTCCGCATCTGTGCCACACTTTTTAATAGGAGGTTTTTTTGGAGATCTTCTTGGGGATTTCTTGATTGTAGTGGTAACTGTTGGTTCGATCCTAATGGGTTGTGGCTGCGGTTCGGGATGAGTTTCTATCTTAATTCCAGAGACTGGACTAGCCGGACTGGACACGACTCTGGTTATTGGTCTTGGCTTTACTCCCTTCGCCTGGGCTGCAAGAATATCTGCAATCAGTACGTCTTGGGTTTTATATCTTCCAGGAGCAGATTTAACTTGAACGCCAAAAGCTCTGGCGACATCGGTAAGGGCAACATCTTCTGTCCTGTTGTTGTGTCTAACGGGCATGTTTTTAAGAGCATCTTCGGTATAAAGTTTGTTCTCAATCTCCACATTTACAGATGTTCTTCTCGTTCTAGGAGAAACAGGACGTGGGGGAGGAGATTCCCGTTTTGGAGGAGATTTTTGTTTAGGCGATGGAGCTCTAGGCGACGTCTTTTTAGGCGATTTTTGTTCAGACAACGTTTTAGGTTCCCCTTGTACGCCGGGTTTTTCAGCTGCTGCTTCGAGCAGCATATTAACCCACATTTGTCTTTCTTGCTCCGGATCTGGATCGGCAGCAAAAACTTCAGACATTACTTCAATTGCTCCAAGTGTATCTTGGTCCAACATACCTTTAGCCATAATCTTAATAGTTGTAAGATTAAGTTTGGGATTGTTCAACGTTTTTGCTAACTTTTCTAAATGACTCATTTATCTTATTTAGTTTTGCATAAATAATTTTAGAAAATTTAAAGAAAAATTTATCCTTGTTATGACATCTTTCCATACTATTTTTATGATTACCAGATGGGCAATGACTGCCGATCAAGAACTAAACACTTACCTCGATTATCTTAAATCTATCCCCTACGAAGCGAGATTACGAGACGAGAGATTGCGAGCCCTAATTCCTAAATTAAAGGCGGCCTGGAGCCGAGGTACGAAAATTGAACGATTAGCAGTGTTAGGCTGGCAAGATAATGAAGTTCTTGCTCTAATTGCTAGTATGATTGATAAATTGGATCAATTACGAGCTGATTATCAAGAAGAATTGGCCAAAAAGGGATCGTTACCACCTTTGAATGACCGAGATCTACAGAAATACGAAACTGTCTCGAGGCAACATTCAAAACTAAATGAATTTAAGAAAAATATTTAAAAAAGTATAACTATGAGTTCTTCAACGAAGATTTTTCTAAATCAAGATGCGAAACACTTAGACGAACTACACCTCGATCATCTGTGGACGCCGAAAAAGATCTACGATAATATATTCAGTATCCAGGTAGATAACAGTGAACTGGATTGGCTGATTAAAACGTATGCCAATACTAAACATGCCAAGTGCGAAAGTAATATATTGAAATGTCTCAAAAAAGTGTCCGGAGTACCGAAAGTTCTTGCCGTAGGATTATCACCGGGATTTAACTATATCATTATGTCAAAAGCCCCGGGAGAAGATCTCCACAACTATATTACCAATCATGGTGTTTGTTCAGAAGAGAAAGCCAGACAGATAATGAAGAAAACTTTGCGCATATTAAAACAAATCCATCGTGCTGGTATCGTGCATAGAGACATCAAACCAGAAAACATAATTTATGATCATATTAGTAATATTGTGACATTGATCGATTTTGAAGGTAAAGAAACAGAGGACTATCGTAGTCCTGAACAGATAATAAACGAGAAGATAACGTTCAAGACTGATCTATGGTCTTTGGGGGCAACCTTGTATGTGATACTAACTGATACATTCCCGTTTAGAAGTGAAAAACACCAGATGGTCGGACGAATTAAGTATTACAAGCATTGGTCGACGGAATTGAAAGATTTCCTTAATTGTCTAATCGAACCTAATCCAAAAATGCGCTATTCAACCGAAGATGCTTTAGAACATTCTTGGATTTGTAGTAAACCCATATAAAAATTTTTTATAATTTCTATTATAAAAATGCTAAGAAGAAAATCATCAAAAAGATCCAGACGTAAATCGAGATCTCCAGTCAGAATTAAGATCGGACACCCCGGAAGTTTAGATACGTATGGTTATGCATTGAATAAATCAGCCAGTGCACGACATAGAGCTCTCAAGAAAGCCGTCAAAGCCTATGGTTACGCTGCTGTAATGAGAAAAGTGAACGCTCTTTATGTTTTCAATAAGAATAAACATCCCGGTACTGCTAATAAAGCTACTGCCGATAAAAACTGGTTAAAGAAAGAATATGGGCAATATCCTAAATCTGGAAGAAAGAGTTCGAGACGTAAATCATCCCATCGGCGAAGAAAGAGTTCAAAACGTAAATCATCCCGCAGACGCAAGTCTTCGAGACGTCGCAAATCTTCCCATCGGCGAAGAAAGAGTTCAAGACGTAAATCATCCCGCAGACGCAAGTCTTCGAGACGTCGCAAATCTTCCCATCGGCGAAGAAAGAGTTCAAGACGTAAATCATCCCGCAGACGCAAATTTTAAAAATTCTTATTATAATAAATGCCAAGAAGAAAAAGTTCACGACGAAAGTCTAGCGAAAAACGGAAACTCGGCTTTCTTTCTAAATATGGTTACTCTTTGAATAAATCGGCCGTGTCTCGTCATAAGGCCTTGTTAGACGCGAAAGAAAAACACGGAGTAAAAGCTATCCTTAAAAAGCTAAAGGGTGTTTGTCGAAGTAAATCGAGAGGATCAACCAAAGCTCATAAAGATGAAATGTGGCTAATTAAGAAGTCTCGTTCAAGACATTCTAGCTCGCGTCGTTCTAAAGCAAGAATGAGAATCTCATCAAGAAGAAAATCAAGCAGACGTAGGAAGTCGAGTAGACGTCGTAAATCAAGTAGGCGCCGCAACAAGAGTTCGAGACGTAAGAAATCGGGCAGAAAGTCGAGTAGACGCAGGAAAAGTTCCCGCAAATCGAGCAAACGTCGTAAATCTGGTAGAAAATCGAGTATACGCAGGAAAAGTTCCCGCAAATCGAGCAAACGTCGTAAATCTGGTAGAAAATCGAGTAGACGTCGTAAATCAAGTAGAAGACGTTCTAGACAATCTCCGGGTCGTAAGTATACCAGAAAGTACTCTGGGCGTCCTAGTCCACCCTATCTCGCGAATGAAAACTGTGGACGAACTATGCGCGGTAACGATGGTAACATGTGGACATCAAAACGAGCCAGTAATGGAATATGTCGTTGGACTAAGATTCAAGATTAGGATAAATTATATTTATAAATATAATTTAAAGCACCGTTTACATTCGACAAATGCCATTACAAAAAGAAGTCAGAATTGTTAAAATTCCACTTTCTGATAAAGAACGATCTCCCGATTACCCAATTAAATTTCCCAGAATGTCACGATTGTATTTAGAATTATTGGAAAATAAGGCCAAGATTCGCCAAGACTTAATCAACGTAGAATATGATTCGACCAAACATATAGCTGTACCAGATCATATCAGTCCCAGTAAAAAGAGTAAGGAAAAGAAAATCAAGGTAAAGATCGAGAAGGATGATACTCCGCCAACGCCTGACGAACCCAGAACTGAGGCTGTCAAGAATGAAGGCGAAAAGGCTAGAAATGGTACAGAGAAGACCTTACGCGAAGGTGGAGAGATCAAAGAAGCGGTTACCCCCAGTTCACACAGTGAAGGGAACGACCACGAAATCATTGAACGTGTTTCATCAACTAGTACAGTTTCTAAAGATGCCTTATCCGATCGTTTGAAGGAATTGCTCGGTGATGATGGAGATAGTGTTAAGCCGACTAAAGATAATGGATCAAGTTCTGAAGAATTCACTCCATACGAAAAGTACAAAAATAACGTTCGGGGTGCTTCTATGACAGTAGAAAACGCCGTTTCACCCCCGACATTGGCCGAATTGGCTAAAAAGGGCAAATACCACCATAAGGCAGAAATGCGCAATTTGGATAATATGAACAAAGGGGATATAGCCGAAGAGGATGAAAAGCGTCACATTCTCTTTAAGTTTGAACTATTGAAGAAGTCGTATCCAGATCAGATGGCCAGTATCCCAGAATATACTATTCATTCTGAGTTGTATGAAATGAAGAAGTCGTACGAACGAACTGTTCAGATGTTGTCAATCAATTCTACCGTTGATCAATACAAAATGTACTTATTAACTGGTTTCGGTGCAGTCGAATACTTATTTGGTGGTGTACTTGGATTTGATATGGTTGGCTACACCACTCAACAAGTAACTCAGATGCAAAGCTACGAGCGTTTATTGATTGAGTTAGGCGAACAGTCGTATATGCCAGACGGTAGTCAGTGGCCAGTGGAAATACGTTTGCTTTTTGTTGTTCTCATGAATACAGCCATATTCATTCTATTTAAGATGATTGTCAAGAAAACTGGTGCTAACCTATTGGGAACACTAAATAGTCTAAATGCAGCCAAGAACCAAGTTAAGAACGTTCGAAACAATCGCAAGATGAAAGGTCCGAATATCGATTTAGATGATATTCCAGATGCTCCTCAGTCTAATGGACAATCAGCTGCGCATTCTACGTAGTTAATTTTAAATATGGATTTAAAATTAAAGGATGTAATCCGTTATTATATTTGCAATTACATTTGGGAAATAATATCTTATTTTGAAAAACACTTTCATTCTCCTAACTTCTCTGCGTTTTTTAATTCTTCTCTGAAATATACGGAGATTTTTGAGATTATTGTCAAAATTGGATTTTATGGGCGATTTAGCCATTTACATTTAAAACAGTCTGTATATCGCAAAGTTTCGATGTATGGGATATAAGTTAACATGGGACAATAAGAACAGTCTAAATATATCAATCCCTGAATATCTGGGATCTGAGTTAATTTGGGCAATAATAACATTCCAGCCGTATTAATCCTTCAATTTTTGGAATCTGGGCAATATTGGGACAAAGGCCGCAATTTAATACTTTTAATCCTTCAATGTTTGGAATATGAACAATATTAGGACAATTGCCACAGTATATTGATTTCATTCCTTTAATGTTCGGAATCTGGGTGACATCAGGACATCCGTAACAGTTTATTGTAGTTCTTCCTTCCAAATTTTCACATCGGCATACTATACACATGTAATATTGAATTAACACTTCTTTCTATTAATTCAAATATTCTTTAGAATATAACCACTTATCACCGGCAATTACGTTAGGGAAAATAGGGCTTGATCTTGGTAAATATTCACATTCTCCTGATTTCTCTACATTTCCCAATTCTTCTCTGAACTATGCACAGTTTAGCTATATTGTTGACGTATTCTGATTATCCCAGTGATCTTCGGGATTTTAGTTAAATTAGGGCAACCTTGACATAATATCGATAGTAATCCTTCTATATGGGGAATCTCTGTTTTCGTTACAATCAACCCATTCCGGATGAGGTATTCCGCTCAGCTCCTTACACTCGCATACAAAACACATATTCTAAATAGCTTAAATGTTTAAGAATTCATTCAAATGTTAGACTTTTTCCGTCGTTTATGTCGAAGAAATAGGATGTCTCAACCTGAGTTGCCCAATAAAGATAATTACCTATCGTTCTGTCAAAATGATGACATTAAAGGACTTAGAACCCTCTTTTACTGGTTCAATAAGGATAGATTTGATCTAAACGCTGGATTGGTAACCGCAACCGGAAGGAAAAATACCGAAGTTGCTCAATATTTGATCGAGTCAGGAGCGAATAACCTAGACGACTGTCTCCGAATAGCTTGCGAGAATAACCTATTCAGTATGGCCGAACTTTTAGTCAAAAACGGAGCAAGTGTTGTAGTAGGATTGAAACACGCTAAATCAAGTACAATCATTACCATGTTGTACAGACACGAAAGTGGAAGTGATACAATTAAATAATTTTTCTAAAATTATTTAGAAAAATCTATATTAAAGTATATGGAAACGGAAAAATATAGCAATCTTAGTCTTTTACCTCTGTTTAGTTTCTTGAGTTTAGAAAGGCGGAAAGTACAACTCGAGAATCTGAAGAGTGAGCTGAAGACGGAATTAAAGACAGAGATCGTCAACGAGTTAATGCCTGTTATTAATGGGTTAAACAACGAGTTTAGACAAGAGTTTCATATTAGGATTAAACCAGAATTATTACGAACAATGTCTGAACAAATACAAGACGAAATGAATCGGATATCAAGAGATATATTATTATGGAAATTGGAGAAGGATATTCCTGCAAATATTATTGACAACGATTGGGAAAAAATCGAAGAATTAGTAAATTGAAAAATTTTGTGCGATCGAAAAAATATAAATGACTTCTGAAGAAAAGGCTAATTCACAGACAAATCGGAAAGGCACAAGAGATTGTACCGGAGAATGGCAAGTAGGTGCACATATGGGATTTTCCAAACAAATCTATTCTACCCTAAAAGAAGCTGTAGCTGTTAAAATGCGATCAGTCCAGTTTTTTATGGGTAGCCCTCAATCGTATCAAAGAGCTAAAATAGACGGGAACGACATTGGGCTATGTAAAACATATTTGGAAAATCATCAACTAAATGTCTTTTCCCATTTTCCTTATTTGGCTAATTTGGCCGGGAGTGTCAAAACGTTAGCTTGGCAAGAGAATAGAGAGCAAGATGGTAAGACTAAGTTCGTCATTCACAATCTTGAATATGAACTTGGCATTATAGCTAAGATAACAGAAGAAACAGGTATGCAGTCTGGTGTGGTTATCCACCCTGGCAACTATAAGGATCGTGCCGCTGGTTTAGCGGCTATTGCTAAAAGTATCGATAGGATCAAGTTTCCCCCTAACTCAAAGCTACTTTTAGAAAATTCGGCGGGAAAAGGCGTTAGCTTAGCGGTCGATTTAGTTGAATTGAAAACCATCTTAGATACAGTTTCAGATTCACAACGGCCACACCTCGGTATTTGTATTGATACTTGTCATGCGTTTGATTACGGATTGTTTAATCCAGGGAAAATCGACGAAGTAGATCGTTTCTTCAACGATTTTGCAAATATCATCGGTATGGAGTACTTTTCTCTACTTCATCTCAACGATAGCTGTAACTGTTGGAGAAGTAAGAGAGATGTACATGCTTGTCTGGGGCAAGGACATATTTGGAACGAAGATATGTCCTCCTTGGTTCACCTATTGGATAAATGCGGCGAACACAATATTCCAGTTGTTTTGGAAACAACGCCAAGTGATATGCAAACTATCGAAGTATTAAACAAGTTACGATAACTTGAAAAGTAGCAAATTGAAATGAAAATTTTTGTTTGAAATTTCAAACAAAAATGACAAATATCATACATACTGTTGACGAGATTATATATGAAGCTTATGATCGTCACACTGATTTACTTATTTACAAGGAGCGGACGATCTATTTTAAATCCTGGACACCTTCTCCAGAAGATTTTAAACTGACATTAACAAGGGAACAGATAGATGATAGATGTTTATCGATTCTAGATAAGAAAGGATACAATGTGCGAGGAAACTTTCGACGTCTCGTTTATCATCGCGATCTGATAGAGTCTTCCTACGAAGAAATGATGGAATTAGCCGAACTATGCAGTTATGTTGGATTAAAAACGAACTATTGCCCACTTGCTAAATTTTTCAAAGATTTTAGTCCTCCGGATGATGTTCCTTTAAATACCCTTTTTAATTTGGTCTATATTCTGACTACTTTTAATGTTGTTCCCTTTTCCACAACATATTATCAAATTTTGAGTAAAGCACTGGAAAGTTCTTTAAATAGGAATAATTTTGCTCAGATATTAACAGAGTTTGAAAGATGTAACCTGAGTATTTCTCTATTTCAACGCCAGTTTGATGTATTTTTCTGGAACTATTTCCAAGCTCATAAGGGAGAGTGTTTAAGTGGGAAAGACACATTTCTTCGGTCCACTGCTAAGTATCACATGCGCGGATGGTACATATTCGACAATTTTGACCAAACTGATAACGTCGACCAAGTTATCCTTATTAGTATCATTCTCGGTGTTGCGGAAAACACTCCTTCTGAAAAGTTAGACAAGATATTTGCCGAAAGTAAGGATCCGTTTGGACGACTTGGACATGCATTAATTCAAACGGACGAAAAGACTCGTGATCGACTTCTCCTTGACAATTGGGAAACGCATCAGTGTTTACACAGTTTATTTTGGTACGCACGTTATCTGAGAGACACACGCCCGACTGAATCGAAAACACACATGGAAAAGCTATGGGAGCACAAGTATGTAGAAGCACGTGTATTTAATCTGGTCGAATATGGAGACAAGAAGGAAATGCCTGCCAGATTGCAGGAATTAGAAAAGATATGGATCGAACATAAATCTCGCTCTGCTCTGTATGCATTCGCATACCTCACCAATACAGTGTTAAACATGTATGCGCAAGCGTTTGATTTGCACCTTCAAAACATCAAATTAAACAACGATTGTACAAGTATTGATGACGCCTTTGATCTTGTGCATAACTGCAAATACGAGCCAGACTCGATGATTGCACTGGAAATATGCCAGTTGCAGTTCAAATACAACCATGATTACGAAGCCTATGACAGATTTCTCATGATTATCGAAACATTAGATCCAAAGAGAAAACTTAAAGATCAGAATAAGAAGATATTGCAGCACATGAAATACTTGTACAACAAAATGAAAAATAAGGAATGAAATGCGAGCATTGCAACGCTACTTTAGATTTTGATGATGACGTGGGTGTTCACAATCGTGAAGAAGGATATGTATGCAATTGTTGTGGTTGTATGAAGAAGGAACACGATGAGAAATGTCGCAATATGGGAGAATTTCGATTTATTGGTATTCAGCCGAGAACAGAAAACGATTTTACGTTCTTTAAAGCTTTTTAGTTCAGATTGACAGTAAAATTGTCAAAGATTAAATCCAGACGTGTTTGCCAGAACTAACGATCTTTGATCGTTAGTTCTGGCAAAGAACACCTTATCGCATACACGGACCGTTACAATGATGAAACCGTATTTATTTGGTATTGTGATGTTTGCGATAAATACTATACAAGTAGATGTGGGTATATCGGATATTTTGAAGAATAAGAAAAATAAAAATTGAAATTTTTTCTTAATTAACTCATTAAGAAAATGACTAGTATTGATAGAATTGTTGAAGCCAAAAAGGTTTCATTTGCAATTTCTAAGGAAATTGTTCTCGGTCTCTGTCCTCGTGTAGTTAAAACTGATGAAGATGACGCTACTGGATTAGAAGTCTACAATTACGAGAAGTGTACCAATGCGGATACTCCTCTATTAAAGTCGTGCCGTGGTTTAGTGTTTCATGGTGATAAGTTAATCGTCAAGGGATCTCCTTATACCGACGAGTTTTTTGTCTCCGAAGCGGATAAAATTAAGACTGCTCTAGAAGGAACTAACCTCTCAGATTGGAAGATTTTCGAATCACACGAAGGTACCCTAATTCGTGTATTCTTCTTTGGCGGTAAATGGTTTATCTCCACGCATCGCAAATTGAATGCCTTTAAAAGCAGATGGTCTTGTCGAGACAGTTTTGGTGTTCTATTTGTACGGGCGTTAGAACATGAATTGACACGCGGTAACCAGAAGTTCAAACACTTCTTGCTCGATCAAGGCAAGGATTTATTAGAAAAGTTTACTAATTCTCTGCAACATAATAAACAATACTTCTTCTTGTTATTGAACAATAACGAAAATCGAATTGTCTGCGATGTACCGGGTAATGTCAAGCCTTGGATCTATCACATTCAAACTAATCTGGCTGATGGAACAGTTGACAACACTGATATCGGTCTGGCAACTCCTTTAAATATGGAATTTTCTGATTTAGATTGTTTGATTGAGTATGTTCAACCACTTGATCACAGAACTACACAAGGTGTTATCATGTTTCATCCAGATGGTCGGCAACTAAAGATCTACAGTTCAGAATATGGCCGCTTATACACAGTAAGAGGCAATGTGCCAAGCCTCAAGTTCAGATATCTACAAGTTAGAACTGATCCGGAATTAGAAAAGACCCTAAGGGAAATGTATCCTTCTAGTGTTTCTGAATTCGATCGTTATGAACAAATAATTAAGAAGATTGCTCAAAGAATCCATACAGCTTACGTTAAACGATATACTCGCGGTGAATACGCGTTTGTTCCTAAACCCGAATTTCCGATTATGGTAAGATTGCACAACTGGCATCTAGAAAACAAGCAAGAGAACAAAGTTTATTTGAATGAGGTTCTTTACGAGTTGGACCAATGTGAAGCAGAGCATCTTAATCACATGATTAAGGGATGGTTAAAGGAAACGGAAAACGAGAATGTAGAATAGAATTATATATATATATATATATATTAATTATCAAAGATTTCTAAATTTAGAAATTTAGAAACTTTTCACTCAATCCCATTTAAATATCTCGTCTGATTTACGCGGCGAATCTGTTTTTTCTTCTTGTCGCTGAATGGGAGATCGTCGTTGCAGTCGTTGCTGATGACTGGGCGATTTCCTTTCTTCTTGTTGGATAGGTGATTTCATTTCTTCCTGTAAGTATTCGAGTGAGGATTCAAATGGATAATGAGAGACAGGTAAATGCTCTTGTTGTTGATACCTCGGAGATGTTCGTTCTGGATATCGATTTTCTCCATGACGTTGTAAAATAGAATGAATCGTTTCACGAATAAGATTTGTTCTGTTTAAATCTGAAGGATAAAGATCCTCTCTTGACATATTAGCCGGAACTGGTGACACAGGTTCTAAATACTTAAGAATCTGTTGTCGACCTATAAGTACTTCGTTTGACGGATGAGTAACCATATCGTCAAAGTCTGTATCATATATTTCATCCATATCAAGATTGTCTCTAATATCTGCTGTGGCTTCGAACAAATACCTGAAACTCTTATAATTACCATTTGCGTATAATTTGTTCAATGCTATTTCAATATTTTGTGAAAAATTATCGGCGCGTGGAACATTATCGTCATGCAGAACGTTAATAGCTTCTTGTCTCCAATACACACGCAATTTTGGTAAAAGTAGCATTATCATGTGAAGATTGTCCATTTTATATCGAGCGATGTTCAGAAAAACACGTGTCCAATCGATTGTTTTCACCCTTCTGCCATTTTCGTCAACTAATACTATATCATTGACGAGTCTTATAGTTACGTATAATAGCTCAAAATTTCTAGTCAAAGTTGCTTCTTCGGCTAAAAGTTTGAACAATTCAGCAGTGCCAATACTTCGTCCTATATAACTGTTCATTAGTACTACAATCATTGACATTATAGTCTGGGTGTCGTTATATTCAACTATCAATCGAATTATACGATCTGCATAATAATGTGCATCTAGTGATACATCGTCTTCCTCTGTAACCGGATCATTTTCGATAAAATTCCACCATTGCTGAGTACGGCGGTCGCTTTCTATGAGCAAACTTAACTTTCTAGTGCTGTGCGTTTTAATTACATATTTGAATTTGGGAAAAATGAAGGCCTCTCCCATATAGCTATTAATAAATAGAGACACGATGGATCTGTGATCTCTATCATCTTCCGAATTTATTATTTGTATAACATCGCTTATAAAATCAGGATCGTGTCTAACACCTCTCCACCATTGCCGAGTGTTTTCATGATTTATAAACGATATTAATCCCGCGATATCTTCAGTTTTCAGCAATTTTTTGAATTGCTCAGAAAGTTTATATGAGAGTTCTTCCATTTCATTCTCGGAATCAGAAACCCACTCTGACATTTATTAAACGTATTTAATAAATTTAAATTCGAGATTATGGGTAGTTTCTAACCCCCCTAATCATCCCATCTAAACATACCATTTGATTCCGACGGTTCTGAATCCGACTTTTCTTCTCGCGGAGTATGCGAATGTCGTTGATTATTACGTGATTGATGTTTTTGTTCCTCTTCTTGATTATCAGGAGATTTTCGTTCCTGGTATGGATTATCCTCGCCGTTATCATGTAGAATAGGACGGAATCTTTGGAGATTAGGGTTCATTCGGGGTAACTCTGGCGGATAATCCATATCAGGAGATTTTCTTTCCTGATATGAATTATCATCACTATTATCATGTAGAATAGGACGGATTCTTTGGAGATTAAGGTTCATTCGGGGTAACTCTGACGGATAAAACGGATTTCGTTGTAACGCGACATTCGGAACTACATTATTCAGGACTTCATCTCTATCGGCTAAGTATGTCGTAATTCGCTGACGATTTGCAATTATTTCGTTTGTCGGAGGAATATTTTGATCAAACATTTCCGTATCATAGATTCGATGCATATCAAGATTATGTCTGATTTCTGGGGTAGCTTCAAACAAATATCTGAAGCTTACGTAATTGCCGTATCTGTATAGTATTTTTAACGCGAATTGAATGATATCTAAAAATTCGGGCATATCACGTACCGATTTATAATATAGCCGTAACTTTGGCAAGAGAAACATTATCATATGAAGATTGTCTGTTTTTTGTTCAACAGCATAATCGAAAGCTAACGACCAATTGATTGTTCGTAATATCATACCATCGCGGGAAATCAATATCATACCGTCGACTATATTAGCAACTTCGCGTACAATTTCGAATTTATTGTTTTCGACCGCATTTGTGGCCAAAATTTCAAGTAGGTAGTCATTCCCAACAGATTCGCCGATGTAACTATTTATCATTGTTAGAATCATCATTATGGTAGTATGTGTGCCGTTGTGTGTTACCATCATACGTATGATATCATCGATAAAAACGGATAAATCCCCCTCCTCAATGTCGTCTACATTATCCGCATTAAAATCCCACCATTCACGCGTATTTCCGTCGGTTATGAGTAATTCTAGGCCCCCGACATCTCCAGCTTGAATTACCTGACTGAATCGATCAAAGATGTCATCTTCCATATCTTCCATCGCATTGTTAGGTTCGAACCCAAATTCATATTCTGATTCTGAATCTGACATTTAGTTATATTTAAGGTATATTTAAATAAAATCATCACTTATATTTTTGGTAGTCGTCTGACATACCTCTTTGACGAGGAGTTTTATGTTCCTCGTAACTGGACTGAGAGGAATGCGGGAATCTTTCGGAGTTTTGTGCTCAGAATTTGGCATGGATCTGGTAATTCTGGTTGTAACCAAATCTTCTCTAGCAGGCATTTGCAAAGGTAGTATATCATATCTTCTTCTCTCACGAAGAGATAGTTTGGTTTCCTCGCGATACCCCAGATACTCGTTAATTCTCCAACGATTTTGTATCACTTCCGGTGCAACTATTTTAAATATATCCATATAATTAGCATGTTCACGCATATCTTCGACAATTCGAGGATGCAAATGATGTTGCTCATATAGATATCGGAACGAATTATAATAGCCATGTTCATATAATGTAAATATGGATCTTCTGATAAGTGTATTATAATCAATGTCGGCGGTTACTTGACGAAGTTGTTGGCGCAGCTTCGGTAAGATGAATTGTAACGCGGGTAACCGATCGTTATCAATAGCCAATTCGAATGGCGTTCGCCAATCGATCTGAACTTGACTAAACCCCGTTTGTATTCGTCTTATTGCTAGCGCTTTATCAGCAACTGCGTGCAATAGTTCATTATTATTGGATAATATGGCTCCACCGATAACTATACGATATAATGGTTCTGTTCCAAATGTTTCGCCAATATAACTATGTTCTAGCACATCAAGCATCAGCATAGAGCTATGAGCGTCGGGGTGTTTACCAATAAGACAAATTGATCGTTCAATTTCAACAAAATCCTCGTTGTCATCATCATCAGAATCGTATCCCATATTCGCGTGATCATTCCACCAATTCCTGTTATGCTCGAGAAAATGTATTAAACCCCCAATATTCCCGTTTTGAATGATTTGCCGAAAAGTGGCTCCAATATTGTTGTACATACCACGTTCGAAAGACATTATAAGAGTTAAAAAATCTATAAATGAAATTATTATTTATAACATTTCAAATTTCAGAATATGAAAGTTATTGCTATTGGCGATCCGCATTTTCAAACCGAAAACATACCTGAAGTTAATCTATTCATTGAACGAATGGAAACACTAGCTAAAGAAGAATGCCCTGATCTAATTGTTATCTTGGGAGATGTTCTTCATACCCACGAACGATTACACACCATACCTTTGAATAAAGCATACGAATTTGTCGATAAAATGAGAAACATTGCCCCAACTATTGTTTTAGTCGGGAATCACGATTTCTGTCTCGGTCGAGACGTAGAAATTCCGTTATTCGAGGATGGATCAAAGATGTCACAGGACATTCAAGTTGGTGATCTCCTTATTGGGGATGATAGTAATCCAAGAACAGTTCTCTCTGTAACGAGGGGACATACTAAAATGTATGATGTAATGTATGGGGTGTCCAGCAACAACCTATCTGCAGGATCGAGAAATCTAAAATTTACCGTATCCAGAAACCATCGTCTTTGTTTACGAGGAAATCATCGGCATATTATCTATAATGATAATGGTGCTATTGTATATTATATTGTGAACGAGGAATTAAGGTGGAGGAGTTTCGATGATTTAAAAACAGCCAACGATTTTTATGACGGATTAGCTCTCACTCCTTTAGAATTTAAGATCGGAATCGAAGACTATCTAGCTCTTCCTGAAGAATTAAAACGCAATCTGTACTTATATAGCTGGTCTAGGCGAACATATCGTTTTAGCATCACTGAAAGTAAGGAAACTGAATACTTTGGATGGGAAGTTGATGGTAACCACAAGTTCGTCATCTACAACGAAATTGTAACCTCGAACAGCAATAATCAACAGTATCTTAGCGAGAATCACTGGATGAATGGAATGAAAGAATGGGCCAATGTTACTATTGTTGATAAACCCTTATTTAAAGAATTTGGGGGGGCGAAGTTCGTCTTTGTACCATACGTGTATCCGGGACGTTTTGTTGAGGCATTGGAGAGTAACAAAGACGTACCTTTTACCTGGAAAGATGCGGATTGTATCTTTGCTCATCAAGAGTTCGCCGGATGTAAAATGGGTGCTGTCATTTCCGTCGAAGGCGATAAGTGGGAACCTGATTGCCCGAAGGTTGTTTCAGGACATATCCATTCTCGTCAAACACCGCAAAAGAACATCTATTACTGTGGTTCGAGTATGCAACACGCCTTTGGTGAGAGCGAAAAGAATGTCATCCCGGTTTTAGAGTTTAGCAGCTCAGCTGGTAAAAACTACGAATTGCGGGAGGTTGACTTGGAGTTGCCAAGAAAGAAGATTATATATTCAGATGTGAGCGATATTGATGAATTGAAATTGCCTGAGAATACTCAAGATAAGATTAAAGTGACTCTAAGTGGCAGTTACGAAGAATTCAAGAGTTTTAAAAAGACGAAGAAATATCAGGATTTGGTTAAAAAAGGCACTAAAGTTGTTTACAAGCCAAAGAAGATTAAAGAGATTGGTAGAGAGCCCGAGGACCCCGAATGTGAAGTCGATTTTACTCAAATCTTAATCTCTCTGATCGAGAAGGAACAAAACGCCCATTTAAAGCAAGCGTATGAGTTAGTTGTGAATAATAAGGAAGTAGAGGTTGGTATTGGAGACACCGAAGCCACAGAAGAGAACGATTAAGTTTCTAAACTTGTAGTTTAGAAATAAAACATCGCGCGAAACGTTTCGCGAATGGAATCCCACTTTCTGAACTCGGAAAAACCGCGCGCAAAAGTTGCGCAGCTGCGAATTGTTTTAAGATTTTAGGAAATAGGATTTATGAAACTTTTCTATATAGAAAAGTTTCATAAATCCTATTTCCTAAAATCTTAAAACAATTCGCAGCTGCCTTTCCAAAACTTTTCCGCGTTTTCAAAAGTTTCCCCGTGTTTTAAAACGTTTTAGAAACGCGATTCCATTCACGAAACAGTGTTCTACTTTCTAAAATCCTAGCTGAGTTTCTAAAACTTTAAAAAGTTCGGAAACCCAGGTGCGAATGGAATTCCATTTTCTAGACTTCTACCCCACTTTCCAAAATGTATCAAAGACCGATTAGAATTAAAATCTTTTGTAAAATATCTTTTTACAAAAGAAATGAATGGTCGAACAACAATGATTTCCGATCTTCCCGACATAGATGATCTCGATGGTTATGCTCGAATGGGCAACGGAGGTAATTATGTTGGTGGAGGTTATCCGAATACAAAAGTACAAGGTATGACTGAACGTTCCGGGTTTGGACAACAATTAGGCAAGAATATGCGCAACGATCACATGTCGCCTCATTCCGGGATGCGTAGTGGTGGAATGGGTAATGACGGTACAAATTACCCAACAGAAACAGTGCAAGTAGAAATTCCTGATGTTCCGGTAGTTCCATTGCACCTCCAAATTCCTTGTATTGAAATAGCTAAACACATCCAAGATTGTCCAATTTGTTCACAGTTTTATCGTTGTGATAAAACTCTCTATATTGTCGTGATTGTTATCCTGGTTGTAGTATGTCTTCTATTACTGAAGAAGATTCTCAATGTATAGACAAATTATCTGTGTCGCGACAAAATCAATAGGTTATTAAAATATATATTTTAATAAATGTCGTTTGAAGAGATTAAAGAGGAATTGGATATTAACGCGGAAGAAACATGTGTACAAGCATTTACTCGAGAATTGAGTACTATCTTTAGCCAGTACGATTTAATCTTAGCTGATAATATGGATTTAAGAGATTTCATCCAACAATTCTGGTTATCCGGATTTACCACTAATATGCTTGATAATCAATCAAAGGAGGTTCAGGATGCTTTTTACGATGTGGCGAATACTTTTGCTAAATTTTCCCCAATGGCAAGGTGTATCTTAAATCATTACATCTATGAAGAAATAGACGACTCTCTTATCTCCGGAGCGTGTTTCATTGATAAATGGGCAGACAAGACGCGAACTATTTATCTAATTACGGATTGTACACACACAATGAGTGATTCTTGTCCAGAAAATCCTCCGAAACTCGATATTGTCCAATTTTTATCTGTAATGTTACGTTCTGCAGACAAATTTATCGATGTTTTTCTAGAAATTGGGCCAAATTGTCAAATAAAAAGAGAGAAGGCTGTTAGCTATTTAGTTAATACTATTGCCCATTTTCAACCATGTATGAGTGCCGAAAGCAGGGATAATACCGTATGTGTAGCAAATTCACGAATACACTGGGCAGATATGAGGAGAGAGTTAAAATATTGTGGGCTGTATGAAACTATATTTAGAAAAATTCTTGAGAACAATGATGATTATGCATTTCGTCAACTAATTAAAAAACAAAAAGAGATGCTCAACCTGGATAAACGATCTTTCATCGAAAATGGGAAGAAAATTATAAATTCCAATCCAGTTCTAATGAAAGAATTATCTAAAGTATATCCAGCTGAATATCGAGACTTGATTGTGGACGGTTCTATCGCACTTTCTTACGACCAAATGCAAGTGTATGAGTTTCATATGCGAGATGTAATTGATCATCTCTATGATAATGGAATTCCAGCATATTATGATTTGTTAGACCATAAACCTAATACAGAAGGAAGTATTTATGGATTTATAGTTGGTGCATTTCTTAGCAATATAGTAATGGATGTTTACTTGGCCAGCAGGATCTTCAAAACTTACAGTGTTAAAAAATCATGTCACCCACCATTAGCCAAACACTGCATTGTTTATGCTGGGTCGGCACATATTTATGTGCTCGGTGATATTCTCCGCAAAATGGGAATGATGTTGGTTGAACGCGCAAGTCCATATAACAAGCTAGCATCGTGCACAAATGTTGACTCACTATCACTGCCATTATTTAGAAGGTGATATAAGGAATTTTAAAGCGTGTCTTTCCAAAACAAATGAGTTTTGACACCTTAGTTCTGCCCGGTGGTGGTGTTAAAGGTTTTTGTTTGTTAGGTGCCTTACAAGCCTGCTTGGACCGAGGTTTACTCGGTAACATAAGTAAATATGTTGGCACATCTGTAGGAGCCATAATTGGATATCTATTGGCGATTGGATATAACCCGATCGAGATACTGATTGTCCTCCATACCAATAAATGGTTGGAAAAGATGCAAAGCTTTAACTTAGTGGCCATGATTAATGGTGATGGAGTTACATCTTTCACGAACATCGGTGAGGCGTTGGAAAGACTAACTATCTCCAAAATCGGGAAATTCATTACTTTAGGCAAGTTAAAGGAAGAATTCGGTAAAACGTTAGTCTGTGTGACATACAATATGACTGTTTGCACGTCCGAGTATCTTTCTTACGATAATTACCCAGATTTGCCTTGTTTAACCGCTTTAAGAATGAGTTGCAATTTACCTTTGATCTTTGACCGTTTTAAATACATGGATAACTATTACATTGATGGGGGAATTGTGGACAATTTTCCCATTTTAAAAGGCGAAGAGATAGGTGAACGAGTATTAGGGTTAAATCTGGAAATAGATGAAAAAACATTAAGAGATGATCCTGCCGACGGAATCATGACATACTTTGTCCGGTTAATGCAGATTCCCATTATCCAATCAGTAAAATACCGAAATAGTAAAGTTACTGATAAATGTGTGATTATTCCAATCGATAGCGCTGGAATCAGAAATATGCTCGAATTTGATATTAAATCAAAGGTTAGATTAGACTTTTTCTCAACTGGTTATAACAGTGTGAAGAGATATTACAAGTTTTAGCTTTTCTATAACCATTATAGAAAAGGTATTAGCAGATTGAGTATTATAATTGAACATCCACCATTTTCATAGCCAAATACACATCGTCTCTTTTTAACATGGGGAATCTGGCAATCTGTAAAGTAATATCGCTTTTGGGGGTTCCATCGTCGTCAACACATTGCTCAAGAGTGTGAAATAGATAATCAGAAACTGGATATATATCCGATCCGAAAGTGTGTAGATTGAGAACCTCAACCTCTTTATCTCGCTTGTTGTAATAAACTAGGTGAGCAGTGTGATAAGCTGGATTTAATAGGTCTAATGGTACAAAGTTGTCAGGGTTCGAGGGTGTATTATCGTCGCGCTTGAACGCGATAGTTTCTCTGTGACCAGTTGTGATGTCGCGTACATTAAGAACCACTTTTTGACGGTGCATACTTTCTAGAACTTCATAGATGTTATCGTTGAATCTGATTAGGTCTTTTCGTCTTATTTTAGAAGGTAAAGTTTTCTGGATGCTCATTTTTCTTAATTTCGGGATTAAGAAAAAATCATTTCAGAAAACCAGCGAGTTTCTGAAATAGGTCTTTTCGTCTTATTTTAGAAGGTAAAGTTTTCTGGATGCTCATTTTTCTTAATTTCGGGATTAAGAAAAAATCATTTCAGAAAACCAGCGAGTTTCTGAAATTCCATTCGCGCGCTGTTTTTCGCGTTTTGAAAACCAGCTGCGAATTGTTTTGAACTTTTAGGAAACAGGATTTATAAAACTTTTCTATATAAAAAGTTTTCCTAGAATCTTAAAACAATTCGCAGCTGGTTTTCGAAATACGTATTTCGAAAATGTTACATGTATATGCCATCAGGTGGTTTATCTTCTTTAACTGTGTAATTTTTCCGCCAATATGCTAATGCCTCGTTTACATCACTTTGATTTAGGATGTATTTCTCCTTCTTGGATAGAGTGAAAACGCGTTTACTATGAAAGATCTTACATTTGCTAATAAACGTTTCGACATCTCCACCGGCATTCTTAAACATATCCTTATTTTTATGAAAAAATTCAACCAACCACTTATCTTCAATAACTGAACTCCAATTCGAGTCTTTTAACATTTTCTTAAAAATCTCCGCCAAGTGTGTCGGCGTGTAAGGTTCTATTCGATGTACCCATGGAAACCTACGAACAAGTCCTCGATTCATGGAAAAGAAGCAGTTAGTCACTTCGTCTTCATACCCGGCAATAATACAACAGAAATCGTTCTTATGTTCAGACAAGAATGCATTCAATGTATCAATTGCTTCTTTAGAAAAAGAGTCTCGATCGTTGTTCCTAGGAGCAAGCGAATACACTTCGTCAATAAAAACTACTCCGCCTAAGCAAGAGTTAAGAAATTTCTTTGTTTTTAAGGCGGTTTGGCCTAAATAACCAGCCACAAGATCATCTCTGTAGGCAATTTTGAATCCTCCATCCGGGGATAAAATGCCCATAGCCTGGTAGAGTTTGCCAATAATCTTAGAAACAGTCGTGTTATGAGTAACCGTGAAATCACCAAGTAGAAACCGTCCATTACCGTCCAATTCAAATCCATAATATTCCCCCCTTCCTGCTTCTTTAATATCGAGTTTATTCGTTAATAAGACATTTGTTCGAACTCCTTGTTTAGATCGGATTTTACAGGGAATCTCGTCTATTTTGCCACAAATGCAAATAATATACTTATTGTTACTCTGATTGACAAAAACTTCGGTAAACATTCCCAGAGATTTAGCTATCCAAACCAGATCGGAAGTCACTGCTAAAGAAGGTTCGGCTAAGCAACAAATCTTCCGTTGATCCAGATAGCCGTGATGATCAATAAACCCAGCCAACAGTTTCAAGCGGGTTTGTCGATCAGTTGTCTTGAAACTATCTGGGATACAACAATTAAAGAATCTTTTGTGTTTAAAGATTGTAATGGCTAATACTCTAGCCGCGTGATATCTATTTCTTATTCTTCCGGTTCGATCGTTAGTTATGAAATTGTCGATAAATTCCCGCACGATGGCCTTATGTTTCCTGATTCTCTTTGTACTACCCCAACGATTAGCCTTCTGGAGAAACATACGTATTTTTTGTTTAGTTGGGAATTGCCAGTAATGAAAGAGATACCCAAATAAGTAAGGATCAATATCAACCTGTTTGCGCGAAAAGTCTAAAGAGGCTTTATATCCTTGGTAGGTGTTTTTCCAGATTACTGGTTTAGCTAAGTATTCCTCAATCGGGATATCGATAGTGGAACCAGTTTTGGGCAAATCGGCTTTCAGATTGTTCACGTGTGATTTAACCATTTCCTTTGTTTCCGGTAGATAGGAAAATTCTCTGGTAAAATACCCTTCGCGACAATACCAAGAAAGGGTGAATTTATCTGGAGTTTCGTTTAAAATTGGATCTCGGGTTAATTGTAGAGTTAATATATGTGTTTTATTTACAGTATAATCAAGGCCGTAAGGTTGGCCTACCTGGTAAAGTTTGTCCGTTCCATGGCAGGTCGACAGTACCTTTCTGGGAGTACCGTCATCGCCCATAAGTAAATCATGCTGTTTGATATTTTGTACGAATGTTATCCTGCCATCATAAAGCATCACTGGAGTATTTTTAGCCAGACATTTGGCCATTCCCGCACCACCATATACGGCTGTGTGAAGATAATCACCTTCAACGTTTCTGGTATTCATTCCTTGTAAGTAATATAATATCTGTAGAAGAATTGTCTTCTTTAACTCGTCTAAAGCAATTAAACTATCCAATTCTTCTAAATGAGGAGTTATTCGCCAAAGAGTTAGATTATCTATGTTTTTATAAAGTTTACCACTATTGCCCATTTCGATTAAGGTTTTAATCGATTCAATTGGAGGAGCATCAGCTAATTTAGTTCGTCGTTTAACAATTTTAGTACGGGGTGGTAAATATTCTTCATCTTGGTCGTCTTCGTCATTCATTTTTCTTTTTCGCAACATTCTTTATTTGGGATTATACATCTTTAAAATTTTTATCTTAAATGAAATAGGGTATATCAATTGGGCGTTTATTTTGGGACTGTTCTTACGGTTGTAGGAGCAATTCTTGTTTGCGGTTCGAAGCGAATGGCGTATAAAGATCAAATGCCACTATCTCGAGATCATTGTTTTTCAACTCACAATAATATTCAGTGTACATGTAATATAAATGGGTGAGTTGGTGGGGAGACCATTGTGTTTCTGGATATGATTGTTCCGATGGAGATCCAGATTGTATTAGCAAATCACTGTGGATGCTGTTTGGGGGTTGTTGCAGTTTGCTTATAGGATTGGCGAGCTTAGGCTTTTCAACAACCAGCAACTGGTAGATATTTTCCATGATCGTATCGAAATGGCAGTAGTGTCTAATTTTATTTAAGATCAAAGAAAATTAGAAGATTTGTTTTTTTGGAACGCGAGCTGTTGTTCTAATCATTTTTCTATTACCTTGTTTATCTCTGGTATAAACAACATGAGATGTCTTATTAATTTCATGAATATAAGTAGCACCGTTTCTCAATTTTTCAAACATAATTAGTGGTTCTTCCCTATTATAGTTGTTTCTTCTCCTTTTATCGTTATAACCAACTGGTTGTAAGCCAAAAAACCAACATCCTTTCCAGATGTAACCCTTATTTTCAGGCATATTCTCCAAATTTTTGGTCATATAGTCAGGAAAGCTATCTATGGCTCTCCCGAAAACCTTTTCGTAGTAACGCCAATCTCGTACTTCTTGTTTTTCTTCAAAACGATGGGTTCGGTCGCGTTTGAGAGTTTTCGCAATTCGTCCAGTTTCTTTAGCCCTATTCTCCTTTTTCTGGATAGAGAACTGGACATTCTTCTTTTTCTGTTCGATCTTAGATTGAGCGGCCTGTTTTTCGAACTCATTGTCCAATTCTCCGTCCTGAATAGCTTTTTCTCGTTTATTCAGGTTGTCGATTTGGATTTTGCGAGTGGCAATACTGTCGGAAAGTTGTGCTTTCTTTTCTCGCAAAATCTCTCCCGGCAACGTTAACTTGCCCAATCCTCTTAAAATTTCTTCGTCCCGTTCTTGTGCTTTAATTAAGGTATTCCGATCTGTTCGTAATTTGTTTAAATTCTCAATTCTATATTTACTCATTTATATAGAATTTATCTTCTTAAATAAATGACAGATTCAAACAGTGATTCAAGCAATCTAGAAAAAGTCATCCATTTTTCCAGCACCAATATATCCCTACAAGCTTTAAAAGACCGAATAGCCGCTCGCCCAACCTATACACTACTAAGAGATAATGATAAGGAAACTACGGTTGAGTTTGACAATTTGCCTAAATCGACAATTACTAGAAATCTACCCTTACCAGATGTCTTTGATGGGCGAGAAGTCTGGCAAGGATTAATGTCCCCAGTAAAGAATCAAGGCACCTGTGGTTCCTGTTGGGCTTTTGCCACTACATCCACACTGGCCGATCGATTTAATATTCAATCTTGCGGGTTATATAACGTCGATCTATCTTCAGCTAAGATCTTACTATGTGACTTAAGTGGAGGGGAGTTTTCGGTTAAACATCCAGAATTGCATGAAGGGGCGGTGAGTCGTGTTACAGTCAAGACATTAAACAGTGGTATGTGTCAAGGTAACGGGTTAGCTGATGCTTGGAGATATCTTTACCTATTTGGCACTGTAACACACGATTGTATCCCATATAGTGGATTAGGACAGAAGTTTGAATACAATAGTATCGCCGAATATAAGAAAGTGAGTCAATTGCCGTTATGCAATACGATTTCTGGTACAATCGGAGATATGTGCTCAGATGTAGCTTCTAGTGCCTTTTCTGGCGATGAAGTGGGCACTCCGGCGCGTTTTTATAGATGTTTCCATTATTATGCAGTTGCCGGGATAGAGAAGGATGGTGGCAACGAAGCATATATTCGACATAATATCTTTGTATGGGGACCTGTTTCAACTGGCATGCTGGTGTATCCCGATTTTTATCTATTCGATCCGAAAACAGAAATCTACGAGTGGAACGGTAAAGGTGATCCAATTGGAGGACACGCGATTGAGATTGTTGGATGGGGGATTAGCGAAAAACCTTACTGGATTATTAGGAATAGTTGGGGTACGGAATGGGGCAGGAATGGATACTTTTATATGGTTCGTGGTAAGAATAACTGTAAGATTGAAGAAAACGTCGTTGCCGGATTGCCAGATTTCTTTTATCCAGAAGACTACTCATTGAATAAGAAAGGATATATTTGGGCGGAAACGGGTGAAAATAAGGAAGAACGAAAACAGTTAACTTCACAATTATCTATTATGGGCGGTGGTATTAATCCAACCACCGGATATACGCGTCGAGTGATGAATGTAAAACCTTGGCTTGATTTCAGTCCGCCAGTTAAAGTAGAAGATTTACCGGATTGGCAAACGTTTATTGCCGGAATCGATGCCACAAAGGCGAATAGGTTCAACTATCAACGAGTAGTTAGATCGAAGAATAAATTTTTAAGGAAATACTCGAATATGTCCTTCTATATTACGGGTAGTGTTGTCTTGTTTTTAGTTATTGTTATAATCGCGAGTTTGGTACGAAACAGAATTTAAGTTTCAGAGGTCGCGACTCCTAAAACTCAGAAACCAAGTTGCGAATTGTTTTAAGATTCTAGGAAAACTTTTTATATAGAAAAGTTTTATAAATCCCGGAAGTTTTAAAAGGTTTGGAAGAGCGGCTGGGTTTTTAGAAAGTGGAAAACAGTTTCGCGCCTCCGAAAAAATGAAAAATTTTAACCAAGATTAAAATTTTTAAAAATGGCTGCCATACAACTCCTAAAGCAGATTCAAAAACGTCTCGAATTTGCCGAAGAAATCTGGTGCAAAAACGAATCATTCTGGGCCGTTGAAAGGCACAGAAACTTCGTAATTGTCTACGAAGGAGTAGTGGATAACAACAATGCTATCTCTTACAAGCGGTACAAATATTATACATATGCCCATGATCCACTGATTAATTCAATGAGTAGAGCCAAATTATCTGCTGGGTTTACATGTGTGGCGATGCAATCGCCGAACTTCGAATATGAGAATACGTGGGCCGCGAGTAGACGACGTTATGAATATGTTTAGTTAACTACAACTAAAATTATAATTCTACGTTCTCAATAATGTCTGCATTCCAACAGTTTGACGGTTTAACATCACTATAGATAAATAACCCCGTGTCACCGAACGTTAAAGTGCAATTCCAACCTAATTCTTCAAGCTCACCCATTATTTGTGTGATCATAGCTTTGAGCACTGTTTTGTCACCTATTCTACCGATAAACTCGTTTAGAGCGAAATAATCACTCTCACTGCTTGAAATGATATGGGTGTACAATTGGTCACGTAACTGACACCTTATCTTCTCCAGATACAATTTTCTGAAGTTATCTTTATTCTCTACACGTAATGAAATGGGAAAGAATTTCATTACTTACAATGTATGATCTTTAAATCTTTTTTTGGGTAACGCTGAAATCAAATCTTGTTGAATTCGACGAACTTTATTATAAATAGCTCCATAATCGTGAGAACAAGGAATAGGTACATCATCCGATGATGAACTTTTACTACTTTCCGAAGGTTCTTCTGCCACTTCAGAAGAATCTGATACTACATCCGATGCGTCCGATACTTCTGAAACCTCAGAAACAACATCTTTTGGTTTCACGACAGGTTTAGATACTTCTGAAACCTCAGAAACAACATCTTTTGGTTTCGCGACAGGTTTGGGCGAGTCTTTTTTATGTTTTTCTTCATATTTTTTCTTTTCTTGCTCAAATTTACGACGTTCGGTGGTTTTCCTCATTTCAACAACCGCACTTTCAGTTGAACGAGCTGGGATAAGTTTTTCTGTTTTTTCCGACGATTTTCTGACGCTGGTGGTTTCTCCGTCGTCACTATCACCGTGATTATCCCCATCTTTGCTGCCTTTCTTGGAGTAGCTCACGGCGCGATGGTATTTATCTTGCCCCCTTATTGGTTTACTGTGATCCTTAATTTTGACAATCTCATTGTCAATATTATCGGGAATACCGATCAACTCCTTTAATTCTTCTTCTTTGTCACGAGGAACCATCCATCCTGGTGCTCCTTTAAGTTTAGAATTCCAACGTCCACCCACCGATCGTAAGACTTTGGAAAATTTCTTACGATCACTGTTAGTGCATACCTGTTTAGTTGTTCGGACAGCTAAACGATCAACACTGTAAATTTCGTATTTTAAAGGGTTATTCATTTCTCGGTATTTATCTTGCTTTAAATTGTATTTAAATGATTAATAGATTAAGTAATTTTTATAGAGTATGAAAATACGATTAAAAAACTTTAAATGTCATCTTGATACCGAATTTGATTTTGGCGTTGAAGGGTTGATCCTGTTAGCAGGATCGAGTGGGAAAGGTAAATCGTCAATATTAGCAGGAATCTCCTTTGTTCTCTATAACTCTGGACGAAACATCGTTTCGTTTGGACAAAAATCGTGTTCGGTTACGTTGTATCTGGACAATCTGGTTATAACGAGAACAAGACGCCCAAATCGTTTAATTCTGTTAAACATTGAAACAGATGAAGAATTCGAGGATGAAACTGCGCAAGGGATTATCAACAACTTATTTGGACATGATTTTACGGTTACCTCATATTTACAACAGAATTCTCTAAACTCATTCATTCTTCTTTCGCCTACGGAGAAGTTAGAGTTTCTCGAAAAATTCGCATTTCAACACGTCGATTTAGGGAAGATTAAGGGGCGTTGTGGGGCGTTATTGAAAAAGGGTAATGAGAGCCTAATTTCAGTCACTTCTAAGTTAGAGGTAGCCAATGATTACTTCAATGGATTAGTGAAGCCTGCACACGTTCCTTTCCCTCTAAAAACCGTTAGGAGCAGAGAAAAAGTTTTACAAGCGGAATTAAAGAAGGTTGAATCTTTCAAAGGAGAGGTAAATGCACTGGAGAAAGAGCTATCCGGATTAAAAGAGAATCTGGTTGTTTATCACGTTAATCAAACTAAATTAGCTTCGAAACGAGAAACGTTGAGTAAGTTATTGAGCGATAGAGAAGTTAAAGAAAGCAAGAAGAAGACTATCTCTTATATTGGCGATGATAAATTGAAGAAATATGAGCAATCTCTGACGCATATCCTATCTTTCCGAGAGTTAACCCTGTTAAAACAGCGTTATGAACAGGATGGACAAAGATTGGAAGAAATGCAAAAAAATGAGCAAGATGCTATTCAGAACGAGTTAAATCGTATTACCGGTGATTTATGGCAAGAATACACATTAACAAAGTTGAACGAAACTCTTTCTGAATACAAGCAATATCTGAAACATAGCGAAATACTACTATTAAACAAGAGAAAGTTAGCTGAGTTGAATTTTGAAAGCGAAGAACTAGAATCAAGAAGGGTTAAATTAGTTAATTTAACCAAAACACTAAAAGAAGCTAAAGATACCTTAGAAACATACTCTTGTCCGAAGTGTGGAGTTAATTTAACGATGAAAAACAATGTTTTAAGGGAATCTAGTAATGGTGGGAAAAAAGCCAGTTTAGTTGAAGTGCAGAAGTTGGAAAAAGAAGTACAAGTGTTAGAAGGAGAGATTAAATTGCTCGAAACTCGGAAACACCGAAAAGCGGAATTAGAGCGCGAAATTAAGGAAATAACCGAACAGTATGAGGAAGAGTTGCCTTTCCCAGAAGAGTGTAATGCCACGATTGAGTATCTACAGGAGTACAAGCGATGTCACTCTGAATTAGAGAAAAAGAAGGAAATCTTGCAAAAGAAGTTAGCCGATAAAACATACTCGAAGAACGTACAGATTTTGTCCACCCAATTAGTAAACAATCAGAAACGTATCATTCTATTAGAGACCGAATTAAGAGGTAAAATAATCGAAGGTATAGACGAAGAAACGTTACGCGATACAATCAATAAGGAACGAAATAATAGAGAGGTTTTAGCTCGAATGCAGACCGAATTGGTTAAGTTAGAAGCTGAAATAACTACATATTTATCTGAAATAGAACGACTGGGAGAACTAAATATCTCTCCTAATATAGAAACTGAGGTCCAGATACTGGAAGAGAAGTTAGCCGAAAAGGAGAAAGTTTTAGAACAAAATAATGATTTAATCCAGAAAATTAAGGAATATCAGGAGTATAAGAATAAACTGAATGTTTATACCGAATGGAAAAACAAAACAGGAGTATTAGCGGAGGAAGAGAAAACTGCGCGCGATAAGTATAGTGGCATAAGCATGTTGAAGGAGAAGATATTAGAAGCCGAAAGCTTAGCCGTTGCCAACATCGTCAACTCAATTAACATACATGCCCAAGAATATCTGGATGCGTTCTTTCCTGATTACCCTATTTCAGTAAGATTGAGTTCTTTCAAGCAAAGTAAAAAGGGGGTTCAAAAACCACAAATCAATGTGGAAATAGATTACAAGGAGATGGATGCCGATGTTAATATGCTTTCGGGAGGTGAATTGAGCCGGGTGATTTTGGCTTATACCTTAGCTTTAGCGGAAATCTTCAATTCACCGTTTATTTTGTTAGACGAGTGTACAGCTTCTTTAGATCAAGAACTGAATTCAGTTGTTATGGATGCAATTAGGAAGAATTTTCCGCACAAACTAATCATTGTTATTGCCCATCAAGTTATTGCGGGGGAGTTTGATCGCCAGATTTTGTTATAATTTATAACAAAATTGAATCTATGAAAAATTAAAAACTAGAAAAAATGTTTAATCTTACTCAATCTTATGATCGCATATGGAATGAGTTTTCAGGGGGGTGGACGTTCCTCCCCATATTTTAGAGACGATTAGAACAATTATCTATTATTTTAGTACCGAATCTAATCGCGAGGAGGCTTCAAGATGTGAAGAGGACTCGCGAGTTTTGGAAAATCTAGGGCATTGGAAAGGGTTACGCGAAATCTTCCAAAGTACGCGAATATGGCAAAAACCAGACTTTAATGTGATCGGGCAAAATGGAGTTGTTCTATTAGGATGGGATGAATGGAATGGACTGTTTCTTTACTATGTCTGGACAAAGATGAATATTTGTTGCAAGATCGAGTTTCTGAGGTTCTTTACAATTTAGAAGAAATTAGGGCGCGATTATTATTATTGAATTGTAGTGTTTTATGTCTCTAACTTTAGAAGATTTGCAACTCCTAATTATTCAAGAAGATTAAGGAAAATGCGTGGCAAATGTTCAAATATGACACTCCGACATCAGTTCTCAGTAACGTTGCCTCGAATTGAAAACTCTGCTATCGCTCCATACTCGTTATTTAAAGGAAATAATATTTAAAGGAACCCCTGTCGCTTCGCTCCTTATTTAAAGGAAATATTATTTAAAGAAAACCCCCAGCTAATGCTGCTCGCTTCGCTCGTATTTAAAGGAATACGTATTTAAAGGAATACGTATTTAAAGGAATACGTATTTAAAGGAATACGTATTTAAAGGAATACGTATTTAAAGGAATACGTATTTAAAGGAATACGTATTTAAAGGAATACGTATTAAGAAAACCCCTATTTAAAGGAATACGTATTTAAAGAAACCCCTATTTAAAGGAATACGTATTTAAAGGAATACGTATTTAAAGGAATACGTATTTAAAGGAATACGTATTTAAAGGAATACGTATTTAACGCTGCTCTCTTCGCTCGTATTTAAAGAAACCCCCAGCTACCGCTGCTCGCTTCGCTCGTATTTAAAGGAACTTATTTAACAAGTCGATATGCCACGACTCCGTTTTGTCGAATTATTTTAATAATATCTCCATGACGATAATCATAAAAACGAGAAACAGGTTTATTTCTCAACATTTCGGGTATTTTAATCCCATACTTTAATTTAAACTCTTTGGCTTCTTCGCTAGACAATTTGATATGTTGTGGAACTAATTTATGTGTGGTAATATCTATTTGTAAGTCTATTTCCGGAAATATCTCAATATGTAACCCAATCGCTTCTGAGTTTTCAAGAAATTTTTTCACTGCAGAGGTAGGATTACCATTGTAAATAACAATCCCATGGGAAATTTCGTTCTCCTGAAGAAAGAAAACATACCGTTGAATAGTTGCAATATCCAATTTCTGAACCGTTTCTAAACAAATGTATGTTTTATGACCAAAATTATCGACACAATAAATATCGTTATCATCGTCGGTTTGGTTAATCTCTGTATAACCTCGTTTTTTTAACATAATTGGAACAATTTCTCTCGGTGTGTGCGGATATTTTATTTCACTCATGAAATATAATATAATTATATTTTATTTCAAATTTAACTTACGATTTTAATTGGCAACCCTTGAATTGGATTGTGTTTCTTAATATTTAAGAGGTGAGTTATCTTTCTCTCTGCTTGCTCCAGTAATTGATCCTTCATCTGTAATTGGGATTTTAGTTCGGAAACACCGTCATTTTCATCCATTTGAAAATGTGCCGACGGAGTGATTGTTTTGGCCAAATCAAACAATTGATTGTAGACGATATTCACTTTTTGACGTTCCGCTTCTAGAGATTTAAAGCAGGATGCTAATTTACTTTCATACGTTGTCAATTTAGCTTCATACATAACTACTTTTCCCTTTAATTCGTTGTTTAGAACTGTTATGGCCTCTTTTTCTTTACAATATTGCTCTGCAGTTTGAATACTCTTTAACATTGCGGTAAACCTCTCTTCGTACTCAGATAAAGCTTTACTCTTTTGTTCAATCAATTTGGAGCAACTATCTAAGTTTTCAGAAGATGCGCGTAGCTTTCGTTCCAAATCATTAATCTTATCGATACTTTCATTGCCCAGTAGATTTAGTTTTTGTTCTAAACTAGCAATTAGATCGTTTTTAGCTTTCAACTCTCCATTGTGTGTGTCGCGAAGTGTGGCTAAATGCTCAATCGTCTTGGTTCGTTCTTTTTTGTGATCGGTTCGCAACGCAGCTAACGTATTTACAGCGTCATTAATATGTCTAGTTAGTTTTTCGTTCGTAGAATAACTCTCTTCAGAATTGATTCTGAATTCCTCCTCTTTTTGCGCTAACTCAGCATCTTTCTGAGCCAGCAGAGTATCGTATTCGGCTCTTACCTCTTTAATCTTCTCTTCGTTTATATCAGGTTGACGTTGTAAAACTTGAATCTGATAACTAAGCTTGTTCTTTTCATCTTGAAGCTGATCAATAACTTTTCGATAATTGTCGGTTAGATGATCGATTTTCTTCTCGTAATTGGTTTTAAGAATAGATATATCTTTCTCCAATTCGTCCTTATTGGTTGCTCGAGTAGCCTTAAACTGTCGATCCATTTCAAATAACTTACCTTCGCACGATGAAGTTAGAGCCCGTAATTCATTATCATGGTTCTCCTTTATATTTGCGATCTGTTGTTCGTACTCAAGACGAAGACTGTCCAGTTCGAACCTTTTCTGTTTTTCCAGATCATTAATCGTATTTGAGAGAAGTTTATTCTTTGGTTCTAACAGATTGATGACATTTTGTAGGCTGTTTATCTTGTCGATGTTTTCTCTGGTCAATTCTTGAATAGTCTTTTCTTGCTCGAGAAGTTTCTTATTATAATTGTTGTTTTGTTCGACAAATTCGTTCGTGATATCTTTAATCTTCTGTTCCATAGTCACAAGCTCGTTTGATTGATCAATGGAATTTTGGGTTAACTTTTCTTGCAATGCAATAATGGTATTCTCCAATCGTTTAACCACGGCTGGATTGTCGTTCCTAGGATTTCGCAGTTTTTGTTCGTAAGTTCGAACAATCTCTTTTCGTTCGTTATCGAAGGAGGATTGCATGTTTTCCAATTGAGAACTGAGATTTTCTCGTTCAATTAAGACATCATCAAGTTGTTGTTGAATCGTTTTAAGCTCAGCTTCATACTCCCCACTCTTAATCTCCAAGTCAGCGATTAAACGCTTGTTTTTACGTTTTAGTTCCGTTTTTTCGTCAAGTAGGGTTTTAAACTTATTTTTAAGATAGATGATCTTCTCAGCCTGACTTTGATTCTTTCGCAGACTGTCCAAACTTGTTCGGGATTGCGCGGAAATAATAGAATCGTTATCAGTGTCAAGATAGCTACTTTTTTTTGAGGCAGTTGATTTAGTGTGAAAAGATTGCATTTTTTATTAAAAAGATAATTTAAAATGTAAATAAAAAGAATAATGGCTGAAAATTACGATCTATTTAACAATCCAATGGTGGAAGCTGCCAAACGAAACATGACTAAAGAACAAATCGAGGAATATAAACGTGTCGGTGAGTATATGTATAAACATACCAATTTTAATGCTGTCGACGTAGGTTCTGGAATAAAAGAACCTACAAACGAAGAATTAGCCAAATATGCTGAATGTGCGTTAAGATCTGGCGGAGATCCAAAGGATCTAACCGATGGAGAGATAGTTGCGTTAATACAGAAATATGGTGAAAAGTGGTATGAGAACTTCTGCCTCCAGAAAGATGATATCCGTTTGCCTTTGGTTGTTCCATGTAGCGGGCCAGACGAAGAGGTAGTAGGGCATGCTGCTGGGTTGAGTAGGCAAGAGCGACGATTAACGGAAAGAAGAAAAAAGAAGAATAAATGCTAATAAATGGCTAATAAATGAATAAACTGGTTTGTGCGGTAATAGTCTGTTCGATATTATTGGCATTTATAATAGTAACCGATGAACGAGAGATTGAGGATTAATTGGGCAAACCAATTAATCCAGCTAGACGATCTTTTAAACAAAATGAAATACCATTTAAAGACTTTTCTTTAAGTATATAAATTAATGGACGGAAATACACAAGTAATATTTGAAAATCAAAAAGAAGACGAAGGAGAGGTTAAACTCAATCTGCCCGATTTTGAAACTATATCGGTTAGTACGAAAACATTCATTATTCGTACTAATATTGTAGTTGATATTCAAAAGCTTTTTGAGCTCTTGCCTCTTACTAACTACGTTGTTATGCCGAAAAAGAGAGGACGAAAGAAGAAAACGATTTTGAACGAGATCAACAAAGATATTCCAGATGGATCTATAATCCATCTGTCTTTGCGTGACGATGTCAAGGGAGCAGACTTAAGGAAGAAAAAGAAGGATCAGAACGAAAATAAGAATATGCCGAACTATTTTCGCAACTCAGTGACAGTCGTAATGATGATTGACGGTAAGAAGGTTAACTTCAAAATCAGTAAAAATGGTACTATTCAGATGACTGGGTGTAAAACAGATTGGCAAGCCGAACAGTGTGTCAGGTATATATGGGAATACATCAAAGACCACCAAGATGTCTATACCATTGCGCCAAATCAACCATTTCGAGCCATATTTATCCCCGCAATGCGTAATGTCGATTTTTCTCTTGGGTTTGAGTTAGATCGAGAAAAATTAGATGAATACTTCAACAATTGTACGGATCATTATTCCGCTTTAGACACAAGTGTTGGTTACACCGGTGTTGTTTTAAAATTCAAGCTTAAAAAGCCAATAACCGACTTGAATATCAAAGAACTCTCTTATCGTGGGAACAAATGGTTATCGCCTAAATACGTTACTTATGCTAAGTACTTGGACACATTGAAACCAAGGGAAAGACAAAAGAAATTAGAAAAACCCAGATACACGACTATTCTCTGTTTCTACAGTGGGAAAACGATACTATCTTCAATGAATGAGGTTTATGGGAAAGAAGCCTACGACGAGTTTGTGCAAATCATCACGAATAACTATAACACGTTTAAACAAACAAGTTTGCAATAATTTATATAATTTATATAAATTATCCTACACTATTGCCAATTTTCTTAGCAGTTTCTACATCTAAATTATCAAACAGTTTACACAATGTCTCCAAAACTCCGTTACCTTTCACTTCCTGTTCAATCATCTTTTTACTCATTCTATCGTCTGCAGTTAAATTAAACTTGTCCAGTTTAGAAGGTTTGATTGTACAGTTTGTAACAATAATTTCTCTTAATAAGTCACGAAACTCATCTTGTTTCGATAAGAGAATAATATTACTAAACAGTTGTTCTACGTCTATACGAAGAATCACAGCCCCATTTTTATAATCTTCTCTATACACATTGTCGTTAAATACGTCAAAATAAATACGACGAAATAGCAATATACAGTAATTAAGTAGATTCTCACCTAAAATATGAGCAAAATCAACTAATCGGCAATCCATTCGCCAGCATCGTCGACCAGTATCGTCAATCTTGTCGAGAAGGTAAAAACGAAAGAGATCAGAAGTATCTGACTCTTTCTTTAGATATATGATGGTGTGAAAAGAGGAAGGATTAACCAGTGTGCGAATAATATTTTCTTTGATCGGAAATATAGCTAATCCATAATTGTATAAATTGTGATAAGTTTCTGCATAATTAAATGGAATATAACGAGAAGGGTATTTCATGTTTACTTTTAAAGCGATGCCGAATTTCTGATATTCTTCGATACTTAGTTCAGTATTGTAGTATTTAGGGAAGAATAGGAGACGTTTTTCTAACGGCAACAAGAAAAGTGCCTGTGATTCGTGAATTTTCTTTAAATCCGTATTTTTATTGACTAAAATCGTCTTTAACTTATCAAGGTGGGAATTTATCAGAACTATGTACTCTTTTAGAGGCAAGGTAGCAATAAGTTTAAGCCGTTTTTCACTAATTTTAGATAATTGTTGGCGAAAGATACGTACTTTAGATATTTCGGCAAATAGGAGATCAATCTCTTTAATTGTGTCAGTGTACGATGCGTCCATATTATGTTCTTTAAGAATGATGTCGAAGTTTTGTTCGGTTTGTTGGACCTTTTTCTCTTGTTCTTGGGGATCTTCTTCGTCTATTTTCGAAATACTTTTGAAAGTAGTTTGTTTTAGTTTACCAATATGCAGAATAGGTGGTTCCTTGTTATCTGTATTAACTTCTCTGAATACATCTAATGTTATGGTTTGATCATTGATATTGTTTTGATGGACAAATACTTCTGGATTATCGGGATAATCATAGATGTGAATACCATCGTTGGTTATTTTAATCATGTCATCGACATTGAACCCGAATTTGGTCTCAAGCAACTTGGAAAAGAAGTTAGACTTGAATTTCTCGATATGTAAACCAGATTTCAGTTTAGTAATGATTATTTCCTGGCGACCGATTTTCTTCTTTAAATCCGTACATTCTTTGTTCAAAATGTTTATAATTGTATCAGTCATTTTTAGAAATAGAGGGGGAGTTTAAGCTAATTTAAAAACACCATTTTACACCTAAATGGAAATTGATGACGGAATAATTTACAAAGCCTTTAAAATTATTGACGATTTTGTCCGTTCCTTGTCCACAGCATACGGCAATAGGCATAAACCTTTACTTCTGTATAATCGTTTAATCAGCAAGACCAAAGCAGTACACGATGTGTCGATTAGGCGACATGTTTCTGCCTGGCAGAAGTTTTGCGTCGAAAACAGAGAAGCCATTAGAGAGAAAGTGGCTACTAAGATATGTACAAAGAAAGTTGAATATTCAGAACGTATTTATATTGATATTGATCTATTGTTACATATCGCCGATCAAGAGAACAAAGAAGTAATTTGGAAATATCTTTTACTCATTAGTGCACTGCTTGATCCAGAAGGACGTGCTAAAGAAACTTTACGATCTTTATTCCAAAATCGGGACCAGTCTAATAATCAGATCGCTAATGGTTCTGGGGATGATTCCAGTAAGGAAGTTAACTTCTTGACCAATATTATGGAAAAAGTCAGTAAAAACGTCAAAATTGACGATAATACCAATCCAGCTGAAGCTCTTAATTCAGTGATGAAATCTGGAATTTTAACTGACATCATGAGTGATATACAAAAAACAGTTCAAAACGGACAACTCGATCCATCGAAGATATTCGGTATAGCCCAAGGACTTATGGGACAGATGTCAAATCCTGAAAACAAAGACGGCAATCAAATGCCAGATATGATGAATATGTTTTCAACGATGATGAGTAGTATGATGAATGGGGCGACAAATCTCCCACCTAAAGATCCAAATAAAACAATTTAAAGAAATAAAACCTTAATAGGTGCTAATATAGTTTTATATTAGCACCATTGGTTCAGTGGTAGAATCTTGCCTTGCCAGGGCAAAAACACGAGTTCGATTCTCGTATGGTGCATTTAGCCCTTAAATGAATCATTTAAGGGCTCATGGCGACTGGTAAACGCCCGACCGAGTACTCGGTCCGGAAGCACGGGTTCGATTCCCGTTGAGTCCGATTTACATTTTTTTATAAAATTTACATTTTAATTATTATAAATATGAATTATAGCTCAACACAAAATATTGCGCTGAGAGGATTATTTGGGTTTGCAGTTACACTATGGATAGGATATTGGGGAGCCAGTGCAGTGGCCTCGCATAAAGCTGGACAAATAGACCAAGAGGATCCACAAGCGGCGAAAGTAGAAGCTTCAGCACAAAACACAAGTTCCATTTCTAAAGCTTGTTTTTGGTTATGGCTTCTAACAATGTTTGCATTAATCGGATTATCAATGACTTGGTTGAAGGAAAAGGAAAATCAAGATTGGATTGCTGCCATTTCAAGCGGGTTGGCGACACTTTTATCTTTCTGGATTAAACACAAAAACGTCGGTGTATTTGGTACTGCATCGGGAATGTTTTTAGGATTAACCAGTGTTTCGCATTTTATTTTTTAAGTGGAAATATTTTCCCAAAATAAATGGAAATATACGATCTAAATCCTGTCACTGGAAAACTTAGCCCTGTAGATCACAGTGCCACTATAATATTTGTGTATTTGGATCTTTAGCACTTATATTTATTAGGAGTTTAGTTACGTATTGTGTAACTTCTCCGGACATACATAAAATAACTGATGGTCCAGTCGATAATGCCAGACAATTAACGTAACTGCTTGCTATTTCGCGTTTGTTTCAGCATTACTATTTATCATTCCATTCTTTGTACTACTACGTAGATGATGGTAAAATTTTGTATCATAAATGATTAATACAAAATCTCTTTTAGTACTTTCACCATTCATCCTACTATTCCTAATAGCGGTAGGCAGTTGGATCGGATATGCAGTTACTTCTCCTTCAGACGCCTGGGCTAATAATGGAGTCAGTAATCAACCCAGATCCCAACAAAACATCATCTTCTTTTGGACTGCAGTGGCAACTTCGTGTGTTCTAGTACTTACATTGGCAGTCGCGACTCGTAGTAACAATTATTCTTCTTCCCCCCTTTTTAATAACTGACAAAGAAAAAGCGTAGAGGCGACGTAGGAGCCAGAGGAACGCGCGACAAAAGGAGCAAGGGACCAAAACTCGCTAAAGGCGCGATAATTGTCATGATTGTTGGTGGGCTAATAGCCTTAGGTAGTTGGGGTGGTTATGCTATAACTCTACCACCAAACCAGACAGATCCTCACTCCGAGTTAAACATTATCTTCAGATGGGTTGCAGTAGTTACGACCATTCTGTTGTTTATTTTTGCGACAGTAATAACAAGAGGTAAATTTATTTTATTACCAATTTTACCTTAATTTCTTTTATTATAAATGGCAGTGGAAGGAAAACATGTTTTTATAACTTTGGCAGTCATATTCTTAGCTATGGTAATTGCTGGTACATTTGGCAGATGGCAAACTAACCCATCTGAAGGCGAGGAAAGATCAACTTTGAATAAGATATTTACATATCTGATTATCGGTGGCGCAAGCGGGATCGTTACAATTATTCTTGCGTGGATGATCATCCCGTATTTTAAGAACACCCATGCTTCACCAAGATATCCGATTATTCAATCTAGATTCAGAACTTTTGACGAATCTAGAGATTATCCCCCTACCGATGATTAAGTGTAGCAAACCGTCAAATTAAAGAATATTTGGAGAAATATTCTTTATGCAACCATTTGAGCTTTAATATTCGCATGTGATTGGTAATTGATTAGATTAAAATCCTTATACTCTAACTTGTTAATATCATCTGCGTTTTCAATTGCTGGTAAGACTAGTTTAGGAAATTTAAATCGTTGCCTAGCCAGCTGCATCTTAACAGGCTCGTAATGCTCTTTGTATATATGTATATCTCCCATAGCAATGTGTAAATGCCCTGGTAACAGATTGCACAATCTGGCTATGATATGTAGCAATAACGCCGATGAGGAGATGTTAAACGGAACTCCTAGAAATAGATCTTGGGAACGATTGTACGTAAACATATCTAAGTATTTGCGGTCACTCGCGTTACTCGCTCTACTCGTACTCTCGTCCCGTACATAGAATTGGACAATTAAACTGTGACATGGGTAGAGAACTCCTTCGTCAGCCTGCACGGGATTAAAGGTTGTCATTAATAAACGCCTTGACATCGGATCTTTTTTAATCTCTTCAATAACTTTCTTTAACTGGTCAATTCCTGGTTCAAGATTAGTACCAGTTTTCTCGTCGTATTTCGCATTAAAGTGTCGCCATTGATACCCATACATTGGCCCCATTAAGCCGTCAGTTCGGTCAAAAAATCCCTGTTGGTTTAAGAAAGAACGGTCTGTGTTTTTCTGCCAAATCGTAACACCTTTATTATCTAGTTTATGACAATCGGTTTCTCCCCTTAGGAAAAAAAGCAATTCTTCAACAATACCTTTGAAAAACATCTTCTTCGTTGTTAAGATGGGAAATCCAGCTTGTAAGTCAAAGTAAAGAAGATCAAAGAAAGACGATTTGACTATCCCGTTTCTGGTTAAGCGTTCAACCCCGTTAGTTAGCACATTATGGAGAATAGAAAGATATCTAAATTCTCCAGTCGGTTCGTAATGAAGAATGTACTCTACAGTTTCTGGTGAGTTGTTGAAGTCCGATGGAACCCTAACGATCGAGGAAATCGTCCATTCAAACTGGTTAAACATAAATGTCTGCAAAGGTGGTACTTTTGTATCGTTGGTTGTTAAATATAAGGTTAACTTATCAATCTCATAAATGAACGATTCCGATAAACATAAATTATATAAACTGGCTGTACCAACAATATAAACTTGTTTATCTGGAAAACAAGCTCTGACACTCTTTAAAGTTAGGGCTAATCCTTCTCCGGTAGGTATAATTCGAAAGATTTCTCGATTCGGTAATGAAGGTAAATCTACCGGCGATAAGTCGGTAATTATCACTCCTCCAGAAGTGTTTGAAAGATTCGCCAAAATGATACCATAAACATTGTTGTAACGAATACAATTGACAATTAATTGTAGCATATTTATAACCCATTTTTTTCTTTTTAAGAAAGAAATGGACGATGATTATGAAGATAAAGGGCAAAATTATGAAGCCGAATTTGGCGCGTTTGATCGTACAGTAACCTACACAGCCATTGGTGAATGTATAGGAGGGGATTTGCGAGAAGGCATGACCGACGAAGAAAAAGCTAAATGGCATCGTAACGCTACTCCAGAACAACGTTTTTGTTTAGAAATCCTAACATTTCTGAAAGAGCTCGATCGATATGGAATAGATAAAGTTCCTGATACCGATATAATCAAACTAATCAATGGTAATTCTAAAACTGGTTCGCTTAATCCGTGTGGACTTGTTTTAGGTGTTTATGTTCGAAATAAACTACATACCCATAACGGAGAACTAAATAAAAACAGTTTAACCGAGATTCTCAAACAACTCCAATACTACGATGAAGATGGCGTTAAAAACGGCGATTTACCCGAATTTTATGAAACGTACGGAATCGAAATTGAAGATATCATTCGTTACGCACGATACGCGATGTCACGGTTATAATATATGTAAAACAGTTTTACATATATAATCTAAATTGCTCAATATACTTAGGCCATAGAGAGCAAATAGTAATCATGTGATGATCTTCAATCCGTTCCTCAGTTACTGGGATATTAGTCTGACAAATCGGCCGTTGGCAGATTACATTACCATCTTCAAACAGAAATCCTTTAATATGTTCGATTTTACCATCGGCAAAGACAATGTCGCGACTAGAGATAGTTTTAAACATCAATGAGACAATAATCATAGCTAGAAGGAATTTGCTCAGTTTCAATGACAAATTATGCTTTTTGCTCATCGAGATGGTATATTGTTCAATCATGACGTCGCGAATTGTTTTCTTACGAATGTCTGACCATTCTTGATATTCTTCCTGAAGACCCTTCTCTATTTCGTAGAATTTCTGTTTCTTATGGTGGAGTTCTTTACAAGAGAGTAAAAGTAACTTTCCGGTAAGGAGATTATAGATATCGTTATAGAGAACTTGTGGATCCTTCCGTTCTATCTTGTAAGTAAACTCTTTGCCTTTATAGGCACAACAAAGGAAATTCTTACTGATATAAACTCCTTGGGGAGGTTTGGCGTAGGCTAAATCCTCGAATACGTTTTCCCAGAATGGATCAGTTGCGAACGTACAACATTCGAGAAAAAAAGGATATACGATTTCCTTTTTCTGCGGCATTTATTTGGAATGTTGTTTTTTAAAGTTATATATTATAAATGAAATTTATTATAGGAGGAGCTATATCGGTTCTGATCGGTGTTTGTCTGTGCATCGGTGCGTTTTTTTACGCTAAGAGTAAGGCGATGAATTGTGAAGATCACTGCAGTGAGCGAGTGACACATCCTATTTTCAGATACACTTTCTGTCTGAATAAATGTGGCAAAGCGATCGAAGTACTGATTCACGCCATCTTGTCGTGGGGTGGCATTGGAGTTATCGTACTTGGATTGTGTTTGCTGGGAATTGGTTGGATAAACATTCGCAGACCTGGGCCTGTTGGCGTAGCTCTTCACGATATCTCAAGACATCCTGATACATCTTCGACGTATGAAGCAGCGCACAAGCGTAACCAAAGCAGGATGTCATTATACGAGGTTATTTATTCCGATTTTAACAAAAAAAATCAAACATAAATACGGTAATAGTTCTAATAAATGCAAATATCGGAGTTTATAAAAACAATAAACTACCATTTATCTATGTGTTATAATCGCAGTCATCTTACTTGTTATTTCGATCCCAGTCCTCTCTTCCCAGAGTTCTAATAACGATGAAGCAAATTGTGTCTCCGGAAAAGCATGTAACGGTGAAGGGCATGGTGTGGTTCATATCTAAAAGTATATTGAGGGGTGTTTAAATTTTGCCTGAAAGGTACATTTGCCAACTCTGGAGAATGCGAGTTGCCATTAAGATTAAGAATGTGTATCGCGTTATTCGCAATTGCCAACATTCTACTTATTATTGCTATTCTATGCTTTGTTGTTCGGTTAATAATGAGACGTTGGAATAACGTGTAAGACAAAATAATTGTGTCTTAATAAAGATGAAGTTATTTTTATTAAGTCTAGCATTCGTTGTAGTTGGCTTATTTCTCATCGGTATGGGATTTTGGACCAAGAAAGAACGTCTTAATCCGGGTAATCTGATTGAGTTAGAAAAGAAGAAAAATGGGTTTGTGTTAAGCGGAACGATTTTAGTTGTTCTTGGAACCTGTATACTTATCTTTAGTGTTATACACAACTTTAGTGTTATACACAAATATAGGAATAAGTCGCAAATCGTTCATTTAGCTAAACCCCCGGCAGAGTTGCAAAACGTATCCGAAGCAGATGACCAATTTTTCGACCAATTTTCCGATTAATATTAAGAAAAGTTTATTTTTCTTAATAAACATGAATTATATTAAAGGTAAACCGTTTACTACGTTAGGTACAGTATCCTTACTACTTGGATTGGCACTAATAGTGGGGCGTACATTGTATCTGAAATCAAATCCAGATCCTCGAAATGTTTGGAATCTGGACAAAAAGTACTATCCTTATGTTATTTCAGGAACAATTTTGTGCGGATTAGGAATAATATTTGGTCTTCTTGCGATATATACTCGAAATAGTTCTAGTTCTATGTATAATATACCAGTAGGAAATATGCCCATTAATTATACTCAGAGTCTTAGGAACTCTCAGTCGGGAGTTGGGCCAAGATTTGATTATAATGGAAACCCCATAGATTAAGATCCCGATTCTACGCATCGCAGATAAACACAGGTGATTCGTTTATATAAAATTTTATATAAAATTTTATATAAATGAAAGATCAAACTTTTGCCGGAATGTGTATCTTAGGACTCATTTCTTTGATTATCTCGTTTTCGACGATTGTAATAATATTAAACATAAAACATAAGAGCATTTCAGATATCGTTGACATGATGAAAGACAAGAATATCGGAATAATAATTGGAATTATATTTTTAGGCATAGGTTTAATGCTACTTATTACTGGGGTGGTTGGATTAATCGCGTTACGTAAGGAAACAAGAGATAATTACCTGGTTGTCCCCACTTCGCCGGGTATTCATTAGGAATACCCATAACCACTTATTACACCCTGGATTCGGAAGGGATTTGACACTTAACGCGAAGGAGTAATATAAAAGTGTAATAGTTATTTTATATTTTATAAAATATCTTATAAATGAATTCCGTCGACATTTGTACGATATTGTTCTTCTTAGGACTCATCACTGTAGTTATTGCGTGTATAATTACTGCAATAGTACTACGCACAGCGGGAAAAACTCCATCCTATTCCAATGTCTCTCAGCTGTTAGAGGATACAAATCCTGGATGATAATCACAACGATATTTTTATTTGCAGGTATACTCATGACTGCTACAGGAGGTGTAGGAGTAGGAGTACTGTTCTCACGTCGGTAGAACTAATTTTTTCTTGTGTTTAAATAAAAATGGATTGGATGGACATAGTAGCTGGAGCAGGGCTTCTCTGCGCACTTGTCGGATTTATTATGATGTGGGTGATATTGGCGATTAAAAGAAAAAATTTTGCTGACATCGGAGATATGTTAAAGAATAACGATACCCTGATGATAATCGCGGTTGCACTTGAGAGTGGAGGGTTTGGGATATTGTTTTTAGGTCTTATTGTACACACATTTTTGAAACACTACACTAAACAAAGGACATCATCGCCAGCAAGTTAACGCGACGAATAAAATGATTTTTTCCAATTGGAAAAAATTAGAAAAATGTCATATTTTTCTAATATCGATACCGAAGAAAAAGCCTACATGTTAGGACAACTTTTCCAGACCAACATCAAAACTGATGGTAAATTAGTTGCCACAGTTAATGGTATTGTGATGTCTGGTTTGTTTAACAGCGGGTATGTTCATACCGATGGCTGCAGCGTAAGAATTGCGATTACCGATGAAAAGGAAATCCAAACCATATTCGAGCAAATTGAGAAGATGAATTATAATAATCCACATAATGCTGCCTTCTTACGCGGCATATTCGAAAATGATGGGAATATATTCGACGATACTTTTTGCGCTTTATCCAAATCCCGATTAACTTCAGATAAACTCAAGCAGTTAACATCGGTGGAATTCGTGAGTCACGAGTTTTGCTTCTTATTCAAAGAAGCTAATATGTTCGATTTTCTTAGTCAGTTATACGACAAGTCTTCCGATAAGCATCGCAGTTACAATATTTACAACAAATACATAAGATTGCTCGGATATGAAAGACATATACCCGTTCTTAAATTTATCAAGAGCGATCCTAATGCCGTTACACCCACCAAGGCTAGAGCCAGTGATGAAGGCTACGATCTTACCATTGTCAAGCTGGGCGATAAACTATCCGATCAAATAGTTCGCTATGATACCTGCATTCGTGTCGAGCCACCGATCGGGTACCATGTTGAAATTTTGCCGCGTAGTTCGCTAAGTAAAAGCGGGTATATGTTAGCTAATAGTGTTGGGTTAATTGATAGCTCGTACCGTGGAAACCTGAAAATTGTACTGATCAAAGTTGACCAGTCTCGTCCAGATTTGAATTTACCATTTAAAGGATTTCAGATGATTGTCAGAAAGAATGTGCACTGTTTGTGCGAAGAAGTGACTGATATAACTACTACTCATCGTGGTAACGGAGGATTTGGCAGTACCGATTCTGTTTAAATAGTAAGAAACCCACAGCTAACACCCGGTCGGTGGTGCTTCTTAGCTCGTATTTAAAGAAACTCACAAAATGAATATTTAACAATTTTAAAATTATTAAATTAATGGGTAATGCATTATTGAAATTAAAACATTGCGGCTGTTTGTGTTGTAGCGACATTCTCTATCATGAATGGAGAAGTGTTACGGCAATTAGAGAATGGGATTGGAAATACAACGGCCGATCATACATGAAGAAGGACGGACTAAACATTGCGATTAAAGAAGCCGATGTCAATTTGGTTTGTCGCTGTGGTGAAAACAGAATAATCCATCTCGAAATTGCCGGTAATTTTGAACCAATCCATGTCGATAACTGGGGATATAGATACACAACTAGAATAGAACAGATTCCGATCGAAGGAGGGATGGAAAAGAGGATCACGTTCAAGATGCTTTAATATTTTTAAATCCCGACTCTTCCAAAGATTTTAAAAATATCTCTAATATTTTTAAAACGTAATTCCGGCCATTAACGCCAGAAATCCAAAAAGTCCTATCGTTGCACCAACTGCAATAGGAGCAATACAATAAGATAAATTTGTCTCTGAGATACAATAACCCCCTGCTGAGTTAGTAAATCCCCATAGATTAGTCCATTTATGTCCTTGTCCGCAATCGATCTTGTCTTTATCAGTCGATAGTTCGCCGATCAACCAATACGACAGATAGAATAACCCAGCTGCACACCCGAGTCCAATTCCGCCGATAGTCAGAGCTTGTTTCCGCGATGTTAATTCCATTTATCATAGAAAAATTAAAATGTTACCAACACAACTAGTCCAAAATAGAATACTACTGCTGCCAAAATTATCAAAGCTACAACGGCACCCATTGTCCAACGTGAAACACATCTATTGGCAAGATACAATCTATTTTTAGTTTTACAGGTTTCTGAATCATTACCGTTATCTCCGGCTTTAGGTACTGCCAGAACGGCAGTAAGTCCTAATCCAATACCAATATCTATGAGTATTACTCCTACAATTCGACTTTTCTTCATTTATCAAGAAAATTACAAATAACAACAAACTATTCCGATGAAGAAAAGCACTGCCGAAGTACCCAACAACGCCATAATTAACGCCATAGCCAATCGTGGAATACATTTACCTGCAAAATAGGTTCTAGAATCTGTTTAACAAGTTTGTTCGTCATCCTCATTATCGAAAAACTTGGGCACTGCCAAAACAGTAAAAAAAAACTAATCCAATACCAATAACTATGAGTATTACTCCTACAATTCGACCTTTGTTCATTTATTTCCAGAAATTTTATTTTTTGGTTATCTTAACAACACATAAAGTCCGCAAAGTACTGTACATAATGCTATGAATTGGATAATAACAACTCAGGCTATCGTTCCCTTTGAGACACATTTATCCATTAGATAAACCGCCCGTAAGCGTGACACGTTTTTCGTCATTACCGTTATCCCCGATTTTAGGCATTAGAAACACATCTGCAAGTGCCGTGCCAATACCAATGAGTATCACAGTTATTCATATGATTATCTGAACTCTATCTCTCATTTTTTATTCATAGAATAAAAAATATTTTAGTAATAGTCCACTAATGCCATGCAATATAAAGTCCTCCAAATGCTATGACAATTGCGGCCAATCCTAGTACAACAAAGCCGAACATTGTCCAATTGGAGACACACTTATCCATAACATAAGTTCTGCCGTTAGCACGACATGTTTTTTCGTCGTCATGGCTATCACCGCTCTTAAGCACTGGGAATAGATCGACGAAGCATAATCCAATGCCAATAATCATTACGATTATTCCCATAGTTAACCGAACCTTATTCATTTTTTATTTTATAAAATTAAAAATGGCAAAAAACAATTGTTTATCTCAAAAAGTCAAACAAACCCAGAAAGAAATACATGGTCAGAGTGGGTAATAAGACGATTCATTTCGGAGCCGCTTGAATGTCCGATTACACCAAACATCGTGATAGATCTAGAATGCGGAAATACGCGACTAGACATCGAGGAAGAGAAAAGTGGTAATAAGACAGCCGGATTCTGGAGTAAAAACCTACTTTGGAATAAACCATCATTGGCAGCAGCGAAACGGTATATGTCTCAACGATTTAATATAACTTTTCGCACATGGCCGAAAGATGAGCGAATCAAGTGGGGCACCGGCGACAGGGATCCAGAAGAAAAAGTTCGAAAAGAAAATCTTAAATAAATGCAAGGGTGGCGGTCTATTTTATTCGTAGTGTCGATACCTATCATAATAGGTGGATTAATTGGTGGAGGTGCATACTTGATAAGTCTGTCAAAATCATACATAACCAAAACATTCTCACATCGTGTGATCCTAACGGATGCACTAAGATCAATTATCCCAAAAAAGATTGCCTAAGTTCAAAAGGAGGCAGCTATTGTACTGGACTATACTGGACAGATCTCTGGGGTGGTAATTATGTCTATGATGGCACACGAGTAGGTTCAACTACCGATCCTGCTAAAGATTGTGAAACTCTGCCGGAGGCAGTGAAGAATTCTATTGCCGTACTTGTCGGTGGGTGTTTCGTTCTCTTTATCGCTGTAATTATGACTGTCTGTGTGGTATATTTTATACGTGATTGGCCTGATACAATGACAAGTTTCTTGTAGATATTGTGATGATAGAGTTTATTAACGTAGTTTGTGTTATAAACTCTATCGTGGTGCGTGATAGTCAACTTTATCACACAAACTGTTCTTCCAGTAAAATGTCAGTCAGATACCAATTTAAATTGATAGCGGATTAATTAATGTCTGTTGATAGGGTTTATTATCGCATGTTATACGACGAAACCGTCAGTGTGTCCCTTAAAATAGGTCTGCACTCATTTCACGAGGATTTCAATCCTCTATGGTGTACGACAATCGAACATATTGTTCGATTCGTTCGTGATTATGATGATAATCTTGCTTTTATCAGAATTCCCTCATCTGCGGAGGTATGCTGGAAAGAAGAAGAGAAACGGTTCAAAGTAACCAGATTTACGATTACCAAAATCATCAGGTTGAAAGATTGGGAGTTGTGGGATGATTTATCTTTCTGTCTCTCGGCCTTAGAAATAGGTGGTCCCGATGTATATCATAATTGTATTAAACATCGCCGGCATTGTTATAATCCTGATATTCTACACGTGATGGCTAAGCATGATTCTCCAATTGTTAGCAATGTTTGATCGTGTTTTTGAAGAGTTAGCTAATCTGGAAAACGTTCTGAAACTTTTTAAAACCTAACGAGGTTTTAAAAAATGTCTACAATTGGAATTGTTTCAGAAAAATGGCTGCGAATTGTTTTAAGTTTTTAGGAAACAGGATTTATAAAACTTTTGTATAATAGAAGTTTTCCTAAATCTTAAAACAATTCGCAGCGCGTTTTCAAAACTTTCCGACCCATTACTGATTTGACCGACCGTTTAAACAGTAACTGATCCTTAATATTGCTACAAGTAAGGATCAAGAACGAATCGGTTCTCGTTTTTTGCGCAATTTGTGTCGCTTCTCGGGAGATTGCAAATACTTTAGTTTCGGGTTAAAGTTTACCAATGGGATGCGTGATTCTTTTATTTATCGACATGCTCATTTCCCAGAAATCTAAAAATACATTTAAAATCAGTTTTATAAATGAAGAGTAATTATAAAATTGATCCGGTTAAAGCCACTCAACTCAAAATGGAGTCAGACGCTTCTGGCACGTCTCTACAAGAACTGAGTGATACTTGTTATGGGATAGTGGCTGCTTTTGAGGGCTCGAACAGCTCTCAGATAATTGATCGAACCTTAGCTCAACAATGTGACAACTACATTGAACAAAACAAACTTCTCATGTTGAACGTTGGATCGTGTGATCATCAAGCTCCGTATCGTCCAGTTGTATGGAATCAAGTCCCACCCTTTGTGCCGATGTTGATGAACAAAGGAGCTACCCCAGAAAGAGCATTAGCAGAAGCGGAAGCACTTTGTCAACAAAACCCGTTAATTGCGGAAGAGTGTATGGAGAAAAACAGACTTTATTACAATGCTATTGTCGATGTAGGTGAAATCCCTCTAAAATCGACCAAAATGATCCTACCCAATTTGCCGAACGGGAGTAGAGAGGGATATGATTGTGGATGTGATAAAGGTGGTAATATGCTGTTATGGGGAGTGATCATCTTCGCCATTATAATTGCAATAATTATACAAAATAAAAATTCTAACAAATGAAAGGCTCAACGATAGTTTGGATATTCTTGATTATAGCCACCGGGGTATTCGCCGGAAGCATACAACTGATCAAGAAGTACAAAAATGAGTGGTTAAAGGGCAAAGATGACAAATTTGATCGCCTATCTATGATTTCTGTCGGTGCATCTGCGGGATTACTTTTAGGCCTTATTATGCATGGGATGTTTTGCGAGGGAAACGTAAATGTAAATGAGAATTAATTTTTATTTTCTAAAATAAAAATATGAATACGTTTCAAGGATTTGCAATCGCGATGATAATTGTGTCGCTCATTTTGTCCGGAGTTAGCTATTATTACTATAATAAAGGTGACGCGAAGATGTTTGAAGTGTTTTCTCTGTCCGCTACAATAGTTGTAGGCTGGAATATATCAAATCTGTTCACAATGGTTTGGCATGATCACCACCCAAACTCAACTGTGATATTTCTCTGGTTGACACTTATATGTGGGGTTATTGCATTAATTTTTGTGGGAATCGCCCAATATTTTGCTCATAATAATGATCATGATACAGCGGATAAATTTAACTACCTTGCCTCGTTGTTTGGAGGGGTAGGTGTAGGAGCCCTTGCAGGGTGGGTGTGGGTAACAACTTCTAATCCCACCCCTGTTTACGCATATGCGCCAAATATGCCGGACGATCAACAATTCCCCCTCAATTATCGTTGACATTAAACGATGGCCCAATCGTTTGGTTACTGAAAAGAGATAGTACTACATTCAAGAAGAAACACAACTGCGAAGTAGATAATATTTATCTTAGAAAATAAATATGTATTCTTGGATAGTAGTTATAACAGGAATTGTGGCTATAGTTCTGGTCGTGGTTGCCGAGTACTACAGTTATAAGGGCGATAATGATAAAGCCAAATTGCTTCTTTATATCGGGTTGGGGTTTTTAGGCGTATTTATGGTTACCTTTATAAAGTGGATCTGGATGAAGTATTTTAGTAATGCTCCTGATCCTAATAATCAGTACGGAGGCATGGATCATAATTATAAGTATAGAAATGAGGACGTGTTGAGAAGATTACTATATAATAAAAATAAAATATAATAAATGGAAATTGGCTACGTGTATTGTCTATTAATTGGTGTCATAATACTGACTATCGCATCAGTATTAAACCAATTTAATGGACCAAAGAAGGTTATCTATATCCTTCTTGGGGTTGGTGGCGTATTCGTAGCTATTTTTGCACTAAAATTCTTCTACGGGTTGATTTTAGGAATGTTTTTGAAAAAGAGTAACCAAATAAATTGAATTTAATTTACTTTTTGATTAATAGTAAATGTCATTAGAAATAACACTGCCCGAGAACTTTAGCTGGAACGACAATTGTGATACAACCGATGTTTATACCTTTCTACAGAACAACTTCGTTCAGAACGATAACTGGCGGATGTGTTACTCAGTTACTTCTATCCAGTTTTTACTCGAAAACGGTATTCACATCGGTATCTACGGAACAACTGACGGAGTGGCGCGTTTGGTTGGGTTTGTTTATGGATTGCCGACTAAATTGGTTGTAAACAGCGTCGAGCACAAAGTACTGTTCTGTAATCTACTCTGTGTACATAGGAAACTGCGTGGACGAAAAATGGTTCATGTATTGACCAGGTCGTTAGCGAAAAAAGCTGCTGTTCTTGGCTATTTTGAAGCTATCTACACTTCTGGAACACAGTTGGAAAGCGGCGCTAGGAATGCCGGAAATAATTCAGACCTTTTCCGTAATCCTATTTGTACCCTAAACTACTACGTTTTGCCTCTTAAAAGATCACTGTTGCGAAGTCACATAACCAGAATTAGAAAACAAACTGAGTTTCGACCCCTAATTGAAGAAGATATTGAGAAAGCGTGTCGCCTCCTAAATAGGTATTTGGAAAACTTCGTTATTCATACTCTTTTCGATTTAGAAAATTTCAAAAAAATTTTCCTAAACGGATTTGTCGAAACGTACGTTCGTGATGATGAAAAAGAGATTACAGACCTATTTAGTTTTTATTCGATTGATGCTTGCCTAACCGAAGGAAAAGAAGAAAAGACAGTTAAGGTTGCCTATTTGTATCATTACGTGCCAGGTAAGGTGTCAATAACTCAATTATTAGATAATTGTATCGATACAATTAAAGACATGGATTGTGACATTTTTAATGTACTAAATAATGGTCGGATAAACATGCATGTCTTAGCTGCCCTAAACTTCAAAGACTGCGAATGTAATTTGCATTACTATTCTCATGGTATTGAGAAAGTGACGGTTGAACCTAATATGTTAGGAGTTTGGCCTATGTAATGCGAAACTTGCTTCTACAGAAGCAAGTTCTGTAGAGTTTCTTTAAATATGTGTATTTAAAGAAACTAACCCAGAATCTAATGTCAAGTCTTTTGGAAAAATTCGAGAATGAGTGTTCAACTGATACTTTAGAACGTCTCATCCAACGTAAATTAGATTATTCACACTTTCCTTATCTTGGTGGAACTAGAAACGAACCAGAGTTTTTTAGAGTATAAAGACCGGACCAGTTTTGATGAATTGAAGGACAGATTGAATGAGATTCGTTTGGCTCACAATCTTGACGCGGTGAAACGTTTATACAGAGCATTGTCTCAAAATTACCACTTATGGGTTCTCGACCAGGCGAATAGTGTAATCATCACCAAGGGTGTAAAACGATTAATCTGCTTCGATAATGTAAGCGGGGGATCCGAAAATATCTCCATTGTGGTAAATATTGATTGTATCGACCGCGAAATAACGAGCGAACTTGCAAATAGGGAGGAAGAAAGAAAGCGCAAATCTAAAACAATCGCAAAAGGCGTTGTCAACCTAATATTTGTCACAGCACTGGGTTACATTACTTACAGAATATTCAAGTCGGTCTAACTCCTGCCCTAACTCTTGCACTAACAATTTTTCTAATATTAAATTAGAAAAACTATATTAATTTATCTAAAATACATTTTAGCTGGTTATTGCTAATCGGTTTAAGCAAGAAATAGTTGGCACCTAACTGGCGACACTTTTCTTTGTCTTCATCAAGAATTGAGGCTGTGATCACAGCCACCTTTAAATCGTATTTATTTGTTCGAATATGGGTTAATATGTCAAATCCGTTTACGTGTGGCATCTTTAGATCGAGAAAGACGATATCGTACCTATTCTGATCTAATTTTAAGATTGCACCGGCCCCATTATCGATGGTCTCGATGTTTTTGAACCCGTAATTGGTTAATATCTTTAAGAGTATCTCAGCGTTGTAGGCAAGATCTTCAATAATCAGGATTTTCAAGTCGTTCTTGGCTGGGTTATTTGAAGATGTCACGTTCGTTCCAGATGTCACGCTCTCAATCGGTAAATGCAGCTCAATCTCAGGAGTGTCACGTCGTACGTTTTTAATCAAAAGATCAAGGAGTTTGATCTTATTGACTGGTTTTTGCAGAACGTGATCAAATTTATGATCAAGAATAGAAGTTATCCCAATCAGAAATATGTTGTTCTTCTTGATTTGTTGGATTAGAACATCACATTTGATATCTTTAACCGCAGAATCAATCAATGCGGCGATAAAATCGTAACGCGCTGATTGAAGCAACTTCAAGCCTTCTTTTCCAGTTGAACAGATAATTGGCCTTATATTGTATTCAAAGAGAATATCACCTAAAAGCAAGCGATGATCCAAATCTGTATCAACCACAAGGACAAACTGCCCTTTGATTGGATCTAACTTCTGAATCAGACTCTCTTCATATAATTGGGGAGTATCGTATTTTACCCTAAAGTAGAAGGTTGAACCTACATTGAGTTCGCTTTCAACCCAGATTTGCCCATTTAGGATCTGGGTTGTTTTTTGACAAATCGCTAACCCTAAACCAGTACCGTTTCCGGGATTGATTTGTGTAAATGGTGCAAAGATCTTTTGACGATCTTCTTCCTTTATACCTATACCAGTGTCTTCAACTGAGAAAGTCAGTTTGTGGGAATTGTCCGCAGTGTGATTCCCATGTTGATGGACATTATGGTCCTCTCCTTCTTCTATCACATGAACAATAATACGTCCAGAATCAGCGGTATATTTATTCGCATTCGACACAAGATTGATTAGGATATGAACTATCTTCTTTCGGTCGATAACTACATATTTCGGCACATTCGGGTCGACAATGTAACGGATTTGCTGATTTTTCTCCATAATTTTAGTTTCTAATACCACATTTACCTCCCTAAAAATGTCTTCAGTTAGCACACATTCTGGATTTATTTCGACATGACCAGAAATGAGTTTGGAAAAGTCAAGCATATCATTAAGAAGTTCTAAAAGTTGGAGAGAACACATGTTTAGATTCCCTAAATAAGATTGTTGTTCACTGTTTAATTTAGTGACGGAAAGTAGGTGACAATAGCCGAGAATGCCGTTTATGGCATTACGCAATTCATGGGTGAGTGATGAAAAAAAATAAATTGAATTTTCCATTTATTTTTAACATTCGAAAAAAATGAGCAATACCAAAGAACTTTATAATTTAGGATTTGACTCGAATATCGAACAACTCAAGAAAGTAATGACCCATGTCTCCATCGACGATTTATCTCTCCTTCTCCTGAGTGCAGTTCAACATAAACAAGATAATGTTACCAATTTTGTCTTAGAGCGAACGAATGAACGGGTTGTTATGATATGGGGATTGTACGGAGCTATACTATCTGGAGATATCGAGATAATAACCCGTTTTATTGAGAAGGTTGAGAAAGGTTCGCAATGTTTCTGTCACTTAACTGAAAGTGTGAAAGCCTTGTATCTCAGAGTATTGAGAGCGGCAGCTAGACGCAATATCGATTTAGTTCAAGAAATGAAACTGATTGAGTCAAAATGGTTCACTCGATCTGATTTAATAATAGCCGCTGTTTTAGGAGCTTACGAGGGTGATAATGTTATGTTGGCCAGAAAGTATTTAGATGAACTTCTTGTGGACTGCAAGGAAATGGTCGACATCGTCGGTGAGATGAGTCGTTGTAAGGACATTTTGGGATTGGAACACCTTAGAAAGAAACTCGGCAGATTTACCGAAGAACAAATGTGTTTCATATTCAAAAGTGCCTGTCAATACGAACGCGATAAACCAGATTATGAACGAGAAGGTAATACTCTTTATTCTGTGTGTGGTATGATTGAAAATGGTTCGCAGTATTTAGGTACTCGAGTCAATCTCTACGGTTACTTTAATATTGCGGCTCAATTTGGCGGTCTGGGTACACTACATCAAGTAATTCGGCAAAGAATTAAACAGGGGTACGAACTCAGTCAATTAGATCTGGAAAGTGCAGCGAATAAGGCTGTAATGAGTGATAATTTCGAAGTGTTCAATTGTTTGGTCGAATATGGAGCCAAAAGTTTCCCACGTATGTATCGAACTGCCGCAGAATATGGAGCAGTTAATGTCATGGGCGAAATAATAAAACACCGAGAGATTATTGACGACGAGACTATCGTTTTTGGAATGTACGACGCTTGCATTCGTGGCAGATTGAAAATTGTCAATATCATCTTACCCATAATGCCAGTGATTTCTACAGAATCTGGAGAATCGAATCAATCGCCAAACGATTCCTTTCTTGATATTTTGAAAACAGCTGTAGCCAAGATTATAGAGACAATGTTTGGTAAACCAGATCTGGTTTACATTGACGATTTTAATACATTATTTCATCGTCGTTACATTCCGATTCTTACACTTCTACGCACAACGTATAAAATCGGTTTTAATAATAAAATTGAATATTTAGTCCCAGGCAATTCTATTCAACAATGAGTGAAGAGAAGTTCCACACGAATACTTCTGTTTGGAATGATAACTTAGAGGAACAAATTAAAAAGATCATGATTAGCTGTCATAAACATAAAACCGTAAATATGAGTGCGGCTTACTCGTGTTCAACCAAACATGATATCTTAATGTATTCTACCATTGTCTTATCACCTTTATCGGGAATTCTTGTTAACCTGGGTAGTACGACCTTAGCAGTTACAATTATATCTTTTATCGCCGGATTGTTATCGGCGATAGCTAAATTCGGCAAGTTTGAACAAAAGTGCACTTTATACAAAAATACGGCCGCGAAGTATGCGTCATTGGAAGGCAACATTTCCCGTCAATTAGCTTTGAATGTTAATGATCGAGTTAATGCTGGGAAATATTTAGAATGGGTGTCTACATCGTATGAGGAATTGTTTGGTTCCTCCCCACTCCTACCGGAACAAGATAAAACACAGGTTTCCCTGAATAACGATAAAGAAGTGAAAAAGAATGTTCCTGAGGTACAGATTGAACTGAATAAGTTTACTGATGGAAAAATGAAATACGAATTAGAACGGTTGTTTGGACAGAAATAATTAGAATTATATAATTCTAATTAAACGAGCTAGTTTTTGTTTTGGTTCAATTTCCTGGCCACTATGATTAAGAAAAGGATTGCCAAAAGGACTGTCACGCCGAAAATAAAAATCGCACCGTGCATTGTTTTTACAGTGATATGGGTGTCATTATTAAAAGCCTCGTCGGACGCGTATGATTCTCTCGCTTTTAACAGTCTTAACATCAGGTGTAACGCGAATGCTGAAGTAAAAAGAAGCAATAGAACTATTAATAAGATAAACTTATATTGACATATTACATTGGGTACCATTTTTATTTATATACAGGAAAAAAGCGAATATTATTAAGATTAGTAGCAAGAGTGTGAATGACTGGTTGTTGTTCAAACTGTCTGGGTAGCGCCGTCTTATCGATAAACCAGAATAGTCTGATAACGAATAATCTTCATTGAATCCCCCAATAACCCCTTGACTACCTCCTGAAGTCCATTTCAGGAATGGAACTGGCGCAAACGTAGTAGGGTATTTATCGTCCGCCGATTCTAAACTTCCTGAAGGATTGTAGACTTTTAATGCATCGGCGAGTCCAGTAGTTGGGGAGATAGTAATTGAACCATTATTAGGTGGATACCCATGCCAGGCCGACAGAACTATAATAGCTGTATAGCCGTTTTTCTTAGAAAAATTGGGACGAAAGTTAGGAAAATACAAGCCATTTTCAAGTGTACCAGCAAACTTATTATCGTAGAGAGATTTCGTCCCTTTGATTTCCAAATCAACTATATTATTACTCTTCTTGCCGATGTCTAATAATGGGGAATCAGTTTTGACATAAATCATGGGAAAAGGTAAATTGGCACAGTCTGGAATAACAGCATTCCAATTTTTAATTTGATATTCCATTTATGAGAGAAAATATTATTTAAAAGACGAGTAAAAGATATAAATGTCAATTAAAGGCGACATTCAAGAATTGGAAATCATTCGACAAGAATTGAAAGCATTAACTGTGAAGCGAAAATCTCTAAAGGCCAGAGAAAAAGCCTTAGAAAATAAGATTGTTGAATATCTTCAGGCTAAGGATACCCCGGGATTGAAACACAACGGAACCGCAATTCTCTTGGAAGAAAAATCTGTGGCTGCACCAAAGAAAGCCAAAGCGAAGGATGAAGATGTCATTGCTGTATTAGAAAAATACGGTATTCGAGAATCAGATAAAGTTCTTTCTGAAATAATGGCTGCCAGAAAAGGTGAACCAGTGTTGAAACAAAAGTTGAAGTTAACCAAATACCAAAGTTAATTCTAATCGTCTAATTAGAATTAAATCTGTTCTCTGACTGGAATTTCTGAATCTCTTAAAAACCGGGCCACTTTCCAAAAAGTTTTGGAAAGTCAGCTGCGAATTGTTTTAAGATTTTAGGAAATAGGATTTTATGAAACTTTTCTGTATAAGAAGTTTTCCTAAAATCTTAAAACAATTCGCAGCTGGGTTTTCTTTTTAATCGCCGTTTTTCTAAATTTTAGAAATCCTACCTTAAAGGAAATAGGATTTAAAGAACACCCCCTGTCGCTCCAACTCGCTTCGCTCCTTCGCTAGTGCTCCAACTCGCTTCGCTCGTATTTAAAGGAAACCCCCAGCTAACGCTGCTCGCTTCGCTCGTATTTAAAGGAAACCCCCAGCTAACGCTGCTCGCTTCGCTCGTATTTAAAGAAAACCCCCAGCTAACGCTGCTCGCTTCGCTCGTATTTAAAGAAAACCCCCAGCTAACGCTGCTCGCTTCGCTCGTATTTAAAGAAAACCCCAGCTAACGCTGCTCGCTTCGCTCGTATTTAAAGAAAACCCCCATTTAAAGAAAACCCCCATTTAAAGAAAACCCCCATTTAAAGAAAACCCCCATTTAAAGAAAACCCCCATTTAAAGAAAACCCCCATTTAAAGAAAACCCCCATTTAAAGGAAACCCCTATTTAAAGGAAACCCCTATTTAAAGGAAACCCCCCATTTAAAGGAAACCCCTATTTAAAGGAAACCCCCCATTTAAAGGAAACCCCTATTTAAAGGAAACCCCTATTTAAAGGAAACCCCTATTTAAAGGAAACCCCTATTTAAAGGAAACCCCTATTTAAAGGAAACCCCAGCTATCGCTCCAACTCGCTATCGCTCCAACTCGCTATCGCTCCAACTCGCTATCGCTCCAACTCGCTATCGCTCGTTATTTAAAGAAATTTAATTGAAAATATTAGAATTAAACACATTTTTTGTAATGAACAAAGTCGTTGATACAACACTGTGTTGCAGTTGGCCGGCGAAAAAACCACTCGCCGCCGAAAGTGTTCTTGATCCTGTTAATGAACCAGTTAGTCCACAAGAAGCTACAGTTCGTTGCCATAAACGAATTAAAGAACTCGGTCTACATTATTCTGAACCGAAAAGCTGTCCCAAATGTAACCGTAAATTTCGCCAATCGATCAATTTAAGATTACATTTTTGCCATTGGCCGAAAAGTTAATTTATTATATTAACATATAATAAATAATGCTGAAACGAGGGGCTATTTCAGAAGAAGTTTGCACAAAATTCGATCCGAAATCAAAACTATCAGTGATACGCGAAATGAGACAATTTATCGGATTGAAAGAATTTTGTTGTGGTGGCATCGAGTGTGATAATATGTATGCGATTATTCCTGATGTGGTTTCATCTGATGACAATCCGTCTAACGAAGTAACAGAATAACGGAAGCTATGTTACAACAGGAAGCTTGGGCAATTGAGGTTGCACCGAAAATATCAAGTTTTAGTTTGTGATCCTGATAAAACGACTGGCTGATTATACCAGGAATTGTATGAAAAAGGAGTTGGGGTAATCTGTATGTAAATCCAATTTAAAGAAAAATTTTATTTAAAGAACAAATGCTAATCGGAATATGTGGAAAAGCGGGATCCGGAAAAGATACTATCGCGGATCATTTAGTAGTTAATCATGGATTCCAAAAATACGCGTTTGCCGATCCATTGAAAGAGATTGTGAAAGTGTTTGGTTTTCCAGAAAGAAGTCTTTACGGTACTCAAGAAGATAAACTAGTTCCTCATTCACACTGGGATATCTCTGGACGTCAGTGCATGGAAGGTATGGGAGAAATGTTTTGACAAGAAATGTCCAAATATCTGCCCGAAATGAAAATGGAAAAGACAGTTTGGACCGAGTTGTTTAAACTGTTTATGGCAGAAAATAGAGATAAAAAGATAGTTGTATCTGACGTACGTTTCTTAGATGAAGCCAGAGCGATTATCGATTTAGACGGATTAATTATAAAAACCGTTCGTTACGATCCAACCAGACCAGTTGGGGTAGCGTTCGAATCGGAAAGGCGGTTGAATAAGATACCTTCTTATCTTGAGATCAATAATGATTATTATTCCAAAGAGGACGCGGCTAAATTGGTTGATAACGTCCTGGCCAAACGTACCGAGAATAAGTCTCGGGCTTGGTTAAATTATGCCAAAATGAGTATAGATATGAAAAATGAGTATAGATATGATAAATGAAGCTTTAAAGGTTGATGCAGCGTTAAATACTTAACGCTAGTCTGAAACATGAAAATTTTTTGTATCCAAAAATAGATCCAAAAATAGATACAAAAATGGACAAACAATTCGAGATTAATCCAAATCAGGATCTGGGCATCACTCCAGTTGATATTGACAATGACCACGACGGCGATCATAAGGAAATCTATCATTAGTTTGAATAAACAATTTAAGATAATTATTAAAACTCAGATTGATTACTATTACGAATTTAAAATTTATATAAATTTTAAATTTCTCGAGATTTATGTAAATACCCACGTGGCTCCTACCTGACTATTATCTTGTGGACCTCCTATAGCCAAGGTATTTCCAGAAATAGTCAAACTTTGTGACCAGCCTTGAAAATCTATACCAACACCTCCAGATCCTGTAACATTTCCTTTTTGTTGCCAACCTCCACCACTGTAAGTGTAAATATAAGTTGTTCCCGAACTTCCAACAAATGGAGCACCAACATTTATTGTAGTACCATCTGCGGTAATTGAAACACTTTGCCCAAATCCCGAACCTGCGGGCCCCTTAATAATGTATGTCTGTGTCCAAGTTCCTCCCACTAAATTAAATATCCAAATAGCGCCAGCTCCACTATTATCACCAGGTCCTCCTACTACTAACATAGTATCACTGCCCGATAATGCAATTGATGTACCTTGAAGAGAATTGCCCGTATTTCCAGTGCCTATAATCTGTCCGCCAATATGCCAAGCAGTAGGCAAACTTCCGCTGTTAATAATATAATACCATACACTGCCAATACCTCCTGGAGCACCGATAAACATTGTATTTGCAGCTGTATTGAAAACTATCGATGAGCCGAAATATGTGTTGCTCTGACCGTCTGTAAATATTTCCATTGGTAACCAGACAAAAGAAGAATAATAATACCAAGGTATGATGTAACCAGTACCTCCATCTAGCACACTACCTGCCAATACAAGTGTACCAAGTCCTGCTACTGCTACGGCAGTTCCGTAAATCCCGGGTACTTCTTCGTATGTTGTTGGATAAAAAGAAGTTGATACTTGAGCCCATGTAGATCCAGTTCTCTTAAAATACCACATATTTCCGATTAACGCGTTTGGAGAATGTGTGTCTTGTGGTCCACCTACAAGTAAATAATTTCCATCTATGGAAAGAGCCACGGAATATCCTTGATTTGCTGGATTGTTGTATCCTGTACCAACCAATTTACTTCCTTGTTGAGACCACACCCCAGCGCTACGCACATACACCCATGTTGCTCCGACAAAATTATTATCGTAAGGTCCACCCACTGCAATAGTATTTCCATCTTGCGAGATAGAAGTCGAATAACCTTGTTGAGGTCCTAGAACCGCGGTGAAAGGTCCAGAAGTTTGAGACCAAGTTCCTCCAGAACTTGTATACAAAGAAAATCCACCATGAGTGGAATAATTCATATTTCCCCAAGCTAGCGTTGCATTAGTTATACTCAAATTTGATGTTCCAGTTTGTAAATTAGATTGTGTTTGAGACCAACTTCCAGAATATGTGAAAACCCCTACACCTGCAGTAATTGGATAACTCGCGAATATTACGGTACCTCCTGGATTGATGGCAACATTTAAGCCAAAAGCTGAACCGGCAGTAGTTCCTGTACCTGCAAGTTGGCCAACAATTTGTGTCCACACACCACCGGATCGTGTCCATATCCATATCGCTCCTTGAGATGATAAAGAATATGGACCTCCAACTACAAGTGTATTACCATCTGAAGAAAGAGCTAAGCTTGTTCCTTGTTGAGCACCAGCTTGCCTACCACTGTCACTTCCAGTTAATTTAGATCCTTGTTGAGCCCATGTTCCGGATTTTATAAATATCCATACAGATCCAGTATGGGCTGGTGTTCCAGGATCATCTATAGGACCTCCTATTGCAAGAGTATTGCCATCCAAGGACATTGAAACACACCATCCCTGGTAAGGATTTCCACCGGCACTTCCCGTTCCTACCAATACTTGAGATTGACTCCAAGTGGTTCCAGATCGCGTAAAAATATATGTAGCACCAACGCTCGTACTCGAATCGACTGGAGATCCAATCGCTATAGTATTTCCATCTTGAGAAAGAGCAATAGAATTACCGAAAAGTCCTCCCGTATTTGAAGCGAGTTTCGCTCCTTGTTGTGCCCATGTATCAGTACCAGATTTTGCAAATATCCAAACTGCTCCCAACCCATTATCTTGATATCCTGCAACCGCAATAGTTGTTCCATCTGAAGAGATAGATACTGCATTTCCTTGTTGAGAAGAACCAACCGCCCCGGATCCAATAAGTCTCTGAACAGGTACATAAGTTCCACTTACACTTGCCCAAACCCATGATAAACCAGCACTAGAATTTGCGGATTGTGCTCCAACAATAATTGTAGAATTATTAGATGATATTGCAATTGCACTTCCTTGCCCAGAATCTGTATATGTTGCGTAATCGTTACCAACCAATTTGTTTCCTTGTTGTGTGGTAACATAAAAACTATCTGGAGAATCACAAAAGATAGAATCAACTGTCCAATTACTGTTTATATATCTAAGAATTCGTGCAGCATAAGTTGGGGTTAAATCAAAAGTGCCTCCTCCAGAATTTAAACATGAAACAGAAGCAGGCAATCCTGCTCTAGAATAAAGTCTGACTAATTTGGTTTGATCTGAGGAAACAGGAGGTATTCCAAGAGTGACTGTGAAAGACGAAGTTTGTGTATTTAATATACTGTCTAATGTTGTGGAAAGTGCTCCAGCTGACGATATCATTTCAGATCGCTTCACATTACCGTTTCTGGCAAAATTTCCATTTACATCGAGAAGAACGGCTGGAGTTGGGGTTCCTATACCGACATTTCCGGATTGTGATAATACCATAGAATCGGTAAGAGACGAAGTTCCTGTACCAGACTGAAATCCGAGAGAGTTTCCATTTGGAGCATAAATACACCCATAATTATTGCCATCGACATTGAAAAGTATTCCTCTGTCTATGTGACCAGTTTGACTGCTGCTATTTTGTATTGTAAGCATACCGCCATTCATATACAATAAAGAGGTTGGGCCAGTCATTCCTATACCGATACTTCCAGGGATTAACAATCCTCCCGTAGGTGGAGAATAGTTTGGAGAGTTAAAAATACCCAGAGAAATACCATTAGTGAGTGATATGGTAAATGGAGAAGATGCTGGACCTGTGGTGTTGTTCACCAATACCTGATTTTCTGTTCCGTAAATTGTACCTCCACCACCTCCTGGACCTGTAGGTCCAGTTGCACCTGCAAGTCCTGTAGCACCAGTAGCACCAGTGTTTGTTGCTGATCCAGGTAACCCGGTAGGACCCGTATAACCAGTATATCCAGTAAGACCCGTATAACCAGTGTATCCAGTAGGGCCTGTAGCACCCGTATAACCAGTGTATCCAGTAGGGCCTGTAGCACCAGTGTATCCAGTAGGGCCTGTAGCACCAGTATTTGTTGCTGATCCAGGTAACCCGGTAGGACCCGTATAACCAGTATATCCGGTAGCACCAGTCGCTCCGGTTTGCATTGCACTTCCGGGTATGCCTGTAGGTCCGGTGTAACCTGTATAACCTATAGGACCGGTAGCACCTGTGTTTGTTGCCGATCCAGGTAAACCAGTAGGGCCAGTGTATCCTGTATAACCGGTAGATCCAGTAGGACCTGTATAGCCTGTATAACCTGTGTATCCAGTATAACCGGTAGATCCGGTGCATCCAGTAGGACCGGTAAATCCGGTGTATCCAATAGGGCCGGTGTATCCTGTATAACCTGTGTAACCGGTAGATCCAGTAAGACCGGTGTAACCGGTGTATCCAGTTATACCATGCCTCGGCACCCATTGTTGTGTTGTACCATCAAATGTGAGAAGATCTCCATCATCTGGCTGTTTAGAGTTAATATAGAATCCTTGTAAAAACATAGCATCATTAGGTACCGAAATTTTGAACATTTATATCTATAAGAAAAAGAATAAATCGAAAAATGCCTAAGAAAGTATGGACGTGAAACTTGGAGATTCAAAAATGAAATGTTCGTGAAAGAAATATCCGGAGAAAATGGACATTAAACTGGACACAGTTATTAAAGCTTGCGAATGGAAGGATGAAAGTATAACGCAAAAACTGGAAGGAGCGTTGTCTCCCAGTCAATCAGAGTTTTGGGAAAAGAATATGAAATGTTTGTCATGGGAATTGGAGGAAGATTGTCCAAATATTATTGCTGATCCACTTCGTCTATATTTTTTCTTACATAATACTTATCATTATGGGTTCAAGTACGACTTATGGGATTATAGTGTTCTTCTAGATGAAGATTTACAGGAGTGTATCGATAATTATTTCTTTGGGCGCAACCTTGCTTGTTTACCCGCCGAATAATTAACTTTTACGGGAACAGGTTTAAAATGAAATAATATTCGTCAATATTATTATTTCCAAAAATGGACGTAACATTACGAAACATCGAAGCCATTAATTCAAAGGGAGAGTGGGAAGAAACTCGAGATAAAATGGTTGCCGCATTAAACGATCGACAGAAGAGATTGTGGAAGTATTTTTCGACCAAATTTGACTGGGCTGACGAAGACTACGAATTCAATATTATCCCGCGTCTTTTATTCTATATGTTAAGAGATGATTATATGAGAATACGCGAATTGTTTTGGAACTTTGACTTTGTTCTCGATAAAAACACATCGCAGTTACTCGACACCTATTATTTCACACTAAAAGGGAAAACGGATGATACGCATTGGGATTTAAGTGGATCAGACTCTGATAATTCGTCGGAATAGTTAAACTGTATTAAGTTAATATAGTTTAAGGAAATGCAACTGGGTTTCGGATTTTTAAAACAACCCCGTTCGTGAAACGTTTCAAAAATTTTCTGAAATCCCAGCCGCTTTTCTTTCAATCGCCGTTTTTCACGTTTTAAAAATCAGAAACACCCAGCTAACGCTGCTCGCTTCGCTCGTATTTAAAGAAAACACCCAGCTAACGCTGCTCGCTTCGCTCGTATTTAAAGGAAACCCCTATTTAAAGAAAATGGATATTACTCTGCAAGATATTGACTCTATTGAAACTAAAGAAGAATGGATTGACATCTGTGCACAGATGGCTGCCGCTCTTCGCGGCAGTATGAGAGACATGTGGGAATATTATCAAGATAATGCTTGTAATCAATTTAAAGATCATAGGTGGGAGATTGCTCCACGTTTTCTATATTATATGTTGAGAAAGGATTATTATAATATTCGCAAAACATTCTGGAGATATGGTAATCAAGTAAACCAGTATGGTTCCGATACGATCGATTATTATTTCTTCTCTTTTGAAGATTCGGAGTCGGATTCCGATAGTGAGTAGATTTAAGAAAAATATTTAAAAGTTTTTTAAATATTAAATGTATTCTTCTTATTCCACATTTGAAGCATTGGGAGGAGGTAAACCTAAAAGGGATTCCTTGTCTGCACAATCTTCTGCCAAAGAAACTAGAGAATTCTCTGAGATTGCACATAAAAATAGCGATGATCAATCTTTACACGGTAATGATTTAACGTTTTTAACCGAATTGCCAATTTTCTAATGCGGGATGAGACATTAATCTCCAATATCTTCATGTATGTCAAAATGTGCAACAGTTTAGTCTCTTCAATCAGAAAGAATGATTACCGTTCTTTCCGTAAATGCATCTTTGACAGTAAAATAGTCCTGCCTCACGAGTTGTATTTAGTTATCGACGAATTTTTCTTGGCCGACAAGACTGCCCCAAAAGTTCCAAAGTTTGAAGATATGAATAAGGAACAATTGTGCAAGGTAACTGAGGTTATTAAACAGCGATTGAACAAATTGGAATCGAAAGGCACTGTTGTCGTTGAACCACTGCCAACCCCAATTGAGAAGAAATCTGGTTCCGAGAATGTTCCTAGCGAATATGTATTGGAAAGTATCGGGGAAACATCCCCAGCGGCTTATAACTCACGAGTGAAAGAACCTGTTTCTCAAAAGACAAATACCGACGATGTAATGAAAGAAGCTATTACTCGGATATTTGAAAGTGATTATTTAACTGTATAATTTCTATTTAAAACACATCCATTATTTGCAAATAATGAATGATAATGTTGTAAAGATAAAAGAATTGGATCTCGAAATGATCCAACCCAACACCACCACGTACAAAGATCCCAATCAAGGTGGTTCTAAAATAGTAGTTGTGGGAAAACCAGGTTGTTTTGCCAAAGGTACTCCAGTATTAACTCATCAAGGATATATTGTTAAAGTTGAAGATGTGAAAACTGGCGATTTACTCATGGGTTACGATTCTACGGCACGTAAAGTTCTCGAATTGTGCCGTGGAACCGAAGAGATGGTTAAAGTCATACCTGAATGGGGCGAATCATACACGGTGAATCTCAAACACGATCTGGTTTTAACTAATAGAACTGAAATTATCGAGGTATCAGTGGAAAAGTACTTGACTTGGTCAGATGAGCTGAAAAGAGACTGGTTTATCTTTCGAACTGGCGTGGAGTTTCCCCAATTTAAAGTGCAAGTCCCGGTAAATTTTGAGAAGATTGGGTCGACCTATTTAAGAAATAGTCGAGTAATAAGATTAAATATTCTGAAAAATTTAAAAAGAATCCATAAAAATAAAATTCCAGTTCGAGATGATACTCTCTTTCTAATCAGATCGTTGGGGTTGAAATATTATGTGCGTTCCGAGTCGCCCGTCCCTAACGCTCCTAACTCGTTAATCGCTCGTAACTCGCTAATCGCCCGTAACTCGTTAATCGCTCGTAACTCGTTAATCGCTCGTAATTACATCGAAATATCAGATGATTCCGATCTCACCAGTACATTCAGACTAGAATCTATGGGAGTTTCCGATTATTATGGTTTTACACTCGATAAAGATCGAAGATTTCTGTTAGGATCGTTTGATTGTGTGAAGAACACGGGTAAATCGTTCTTGTTGAAGAGTCTGTTATACGCTAAGAAACACATTTTCCCCGTTGGACTGGCTATGAGTGGCACTGAAGACAGTAATAAGGCGTATCGTGAGATAATGCCCAGTACCTTCGTTTTTAACAAGTATGACGAAGAACAAATGGAAAAGTTTGTCAAGAGACAGAAGATTGCTCGTGATCATCTTGAATATCCTTGGGCAGTTATAATTTTAGACGACTGTACCGATGATCCTTCCATTTTTAGGAAACCTCTGCAACAAGGTTATTACAAACGAGGACGTCATTGGAAAATGTTGTACATCCTTTCTTTACAATATGCTATGGATGTTCGCCCGGTTATTAGAACTAACGTTGATGGCGTGTTTATCCTTCGTGAACCGAATCTACGCAATCGTAAGGTAATGTATGAGAATTATGCTGGTGTTATTCCCGATTTCGGCTTATTCTGTGCTATTATGGATCAAATCACGGACGATCACACTGCATTGTACATTCATAACGCTGGCACAACGAATGATTGGCGAGAATGTGTCTTTTGGTACAAAGCTAAAGCCGTGCCGAAGGACTTTAAGTTTGGGTGTGAGGATTATTGGGATTTCCACTTCGCGCGCTACAATCCTGATTATATCGATCCGATTGAAGTGTAATTTGAGAGGATTAAATTAATTTAAATCAATATAAACACGAGTTTATTAAACTAATAATGCCTGTTGATCCAATTTGGTATATCGAATTATTACATCCTTCTGCACCGATGGGATTTGATGTTCGATTTGTCACTAGAAAATACGATAGATTGATAGAAATGAAAGCCATATTAGAATCAGAACGAGAAAAATACATAGTTCAGAATTGTCCTTGTTGCGCTGAAAATACATCTGTATTCGCGGTTGGGCTTTGCCAGGGAATATCATTATTGAGAGACAAGTTGCACTCGAACAAAATGGTGTTAGACCGTTATTATCACGAAGGTGTGGTTAACGGAGAGTATTCAGAACAATACACCAGTGATCCAGAATGGATACCACATATGCCGTTGCGTTTTATAACCATTGATAATGGGACAGTCCGGGTGTAATTTAAAAATTTTTTAAAAATGCACATTTTTAAATTGAATTGTTTTTCTTAATTTCTTAATTAAGAAATGTCTCGTAAAAACATTAAAAAGAATAAGGTTTCTGCTCCTCGTGAAGCGGGAGTGATTAAAGATGATACCACTATGTATGGAACAGTCACTAAAGTTCTGGGAGGTTCTAAGTTTGCAGTTAAACTCAATCTACAGAATAAGATTATTATTGGTGTATTGAGAGGTTCACTCAAGAAAGGTAAGAAACATAATATGGTTGAGTTGGGAAGTGTAGTTTTAGTTGAACTGGCTGGCGATTTCGGCGATAAAGCGTATATAGTTTTTGTTTACAATCGCGACGAAGTTAGGCAGTTAGAGAAAAAGGGCGAGTACATCAGAGAAAGTGATGCCGAAACTACACATCACGAAAACGAGATTGATCCAGATGATATCGGGTTTGATTTTTCGCAACTTTAAATTCTAATAATATATTAGAATTTAATATAGATAATTAGTAACTACTCCAACAGGGAAGCATGTTTTGATCTGAATAAAAGCTCTCATTCACTTATTGCTATAACACACATTACAGATAATAATTGCGAAAAATATTTTCCAAAATAAAAATGAATGTATGCAGTGATCAAGATACATTTAATCAAGCTTATCACGACGCAGTGAATTACGAAATCAAGAAGGATTTGGGCAGTAAACGCACTCAGATAATTTGTTTAGGTGTTTACTGGTTCTTCCTTTTCTGGGCGTTATGTTTAGCCCTGAAAATAGGTCCAAAGACCGAACAGATTAAACATATCTTTCTCGCCGTAGTTTTCCCACCTATTTATATTATATCGTATTATGTAGGGAAACCATAGGTTTTATGTTTGCGAACCGCAACTCATTACGGTTTTCCTACAAATTCAAAATGAATTAAAACATTTCGCGAATTAATAATTATGAACAGAAATTATGAAAAACCGGAAGAATGCCCTATTTGTTATCTAAAATTAGGGGATATAAATCCACAAGAATGTGGGCATTACTTTCATCTCTCCTGCTTGCAACAACACTTCAAACCAGAATGTCCGTTGTGCAGACATCCTTTAAAAATAGAAGTTAAAGGAAAGTTAGCAGGTGGGTGTGTTCAGAATAATAGAAATGACAATTCCCCATACGACACAGATAATGATAGCGACGTTGCAGATATTGAGGGAGGTGTTGATGACATGGGATATGGCTACATAATGGTTGAGAATCAAAAAGAATACTGGCGAAAAAATGGGTATAACTACAGAGAGGAAGATCCAGATTACGACAGTCAGAATGATGAGGATATTGATTATCCTGAAACGCCGGAATCTCCGCATGATCCAGATACATCTAATACACCAGATGATGCAATCTTAAACGAAAACGATAGTTATTTAGCCGAATATCCATTTTAAGAAATGTATGTTTATTAAAATGGCAGTAGACAATAAGTACATTGAAGCAGCGAACGAAATAGAAATTGAGGAAAAGGTTGTTTTCCCGAGAAAAATGATCCAGGAACTGGCTAAGAAAAAGTGGTCGTTTATCCATAACGACCGTCAGTTCCCGTGTACTTTCTTCTCGGCGATATCAAAAGAAGCTATGGCATCCAGTTATTATAAAAAGAGATACGCGCCAGAGTTTTTCATGTTGAACTATTTTTACGATGATGAAACTGATAAATCCTATATTCTAGCCGGACAAACTGAGATTGGACTAATTCCCGACGATTTAGTTAATAAGGTTAGAGATATCGTTGAAATCGCCAAAGGTGGTAAATGGATGTTTCCTGGCAAGGTTGGCAATACACTGGTCGAAACCGATCTTTATACCATGAGGGAAGCTCCTGAGCCCGACCGAATGTTTCCTCGCAAATACGTAATCTTTCCTTCTCTAAACGTTGAAATACCTCTATATAACAGTGTCGAACTAAGAGGCTTATATGATAAACACGTCGATACATTTGCAGAATTGGTCGAGAAGAGAGTTAAAAAGATGGACAAAAAGGACTATTATAAACAAACATTGCCAAGACCAATTCTCTGTATGTATGATAAGGAGGCCGGGTGTGCTACGCCAAAAAATCCGCATTTCACTGATACGGAGACATTTTACAATTTCAGTGATATTTGGGTGTGGTGTTTTGGCGAAGATAGTGAAGGAGATGATTCCTGGATTGCCATCTATCGAAATGGGGACGAGGATCCACTTGTTCTTTGTGATTGTTTTTGTGACTGCCGAAACCCATGTTTTTACCAGCAATCGTGGAGTTGCATTAAAACTGAGTCAACTAAGAGATTTAGTCTGGCCTTCCCTCCAGACAAAGATAGAGATGAAATTACAACCTCAATCTGGACAGGAAGTAGAACATTAAAATGGCAAGAATGGGAGGAATAAATTTATAATTTTTTAATTATAAATGCCATTATCTGAAAACGACACAATAATTCTATATTTCAGCTGTGCACAGATAGCTTCTCTAGCAATTTGTTCGTATTTGTTCTTTAAATACGGATGGATGGGCGGATTATTATCGCTCCTACTTGCTTTCGCTGTGTACAGTGTTATTATAATAATAGTATGGAAAACGGGTTTGAAATCAAGTAGCGACAGCGAAGTCATTGTTTCAACATTATCTGATATATTTGTTGTGTCAGCGTGGTTAGTTGTTGCGAGTGTGGTTATCCTAATTGTAGGCATCGTTTTAGGAGCTATAGAGAACGATAATCTGAAAGAGAAGGGATCTTCGGACCAAAAGTATTTGATTAGTATTGTGGTATTTAATCTCATTGTAGTTGCACTATTTTACTTTGCCCTTTATTTCTGGACAAACATAGTTAGTGTGGTTAAATAGAATTGAATAAAAAATTTTTTATTTTTTATTATTGAAATGTCGGGCAATCATAGAAAGTTGGCTTTAACCAAGCCAGCCAATCTTGAGACAAATGTCGATACTCCGGAAATGTTACCTCTTCTGACAGATTGTGTTAATCTTTTTAACCAATATTACGGTGTTTGGAGTAGTAAATCGCCTAAATACGGTAAAAGAGTCAAAATGTCGATGGAAACGTTGAAGGTATACCTCACTCACGATCGAAACTTCTCTTTCATTACAAGGACGCGGAGCTACAGGGATATGTTATCTGCAATGGTTTCGAGATTTATGGGAAGAAGTACTGTTGGATAGTTCAAATGGTTGCTAAATCGGAAGAAGATGATCAGTTGCTTCTAGAGGATATTGTTAATATCTGCAGGGCCAGGCATTACAATTATTGCGGTGTGGCGACAACAAAGGTTTACATTCTTGAGTTTTTCAGGAAACTCGGACTTGAAAAGGTAGAATCTTACGATAGGAGATGCATTTATCCAGTTGCCTATCTCTCCGGCAAGAAGCAGATGGGTAACTATGTCGATACTGAATTTCATATTGATTGTAGTGAATATGAAAGAGTAACTGGGCAAATCATTCCATCCGGATTTGAAATTTTGAGTATTTGGAAAATGGATTGAGATATATTAATTATAAAAATTAATATATGATTAGAATCGGAAAAAGAGTTTATAGAGCGAATGGTTCAATATTCGCCGATTCGACATTTACCAGGTTTAAACCTCTTCTACAGAGTACGGCTCGTTAGGACCATATATTCTCAAAAACGAGAAAGGGACACGTTTGGCAGTTCTCTGAATTGTACGAAAAAGTACCGGCGATTAAATGCTGATACTCGCGATGGGATAAAAGAGTAGTTTGGGAACATCCTGCCGAAACACATATCGACGAAAAGAGAGGAGTAACTGCAGGGTATCCGGAATAAATAAACTACACAAATCTTGGTGAGAAGATATTATTAGAAGACGCGATGTTATGTCTTCAATCCTAATAACGAATCATTAATAATCGTGTTTATTAATGATTAATAGCAGTCATTTGCATAAATATCCGAATCCTCATTTCACATACTTCTTTGCCTTCTTATTCTGTTTTAATGCAGCTTGTACAATCTCTTCAGTCTGTAGATCGGAATTAATATACTGAATTAACGTTCCGTCGGCTGAAACGGATTGCAATGCTAATTCAGGTGTTTGTCTTATCATGCCAATACACTCGGGGCGGACCGAAATAGCTAACTTCGCCAATTCATCGTATTCTGGGAGAGTTGCTGGAGTAAAACGGATAGCCGCGGCATCGTTCTCTATTGATGTACGGTATGTTTGGTAAGTTTTAACTTTGCAGTAGAACAAGGCTGTAACAGGATTGGATGATTTAACTGAGTTTGCACAGATATCTGGATCTTCCCAACCTTTCAGAGAGTTCGATAATTCTGGTTATATTGAACTTATTCGTTCGCTGTGACTTAGGATCGAGGCAATGTCGAGGTTTACATACCCAGGCATCTGATAGGAGTTGAACAAATGCTAGTTGTTTCCCATTATAGAGATGGAAAACAACGTTCTCTTCGGTGGTGAAATGGAGCCCGTAAGGATAGTTCCAATAATCTTTGTGTTGTTCCTCTTTGGGCAGTTCGTTTAGTCCTAACTTGTACTCAAACTTCCGCCCAGTGTTACTACGATTATTGCCGATTATTTTACAATATTGTGGTGATATCATGAGTTTTAAAATATAATCTAATTTCTGCAACTAGAGATTATATCATTTAAAAATATAATCCGTAACAATTTCTGCAATTACATTAGGAAACAATCGTTTCAAGTGGAGAAAAGCAGCCATTTTACGTTGTAGTTGCCTTTTCCGCCAGCGACGTTGAAGAATAGACAGGATCTCCACATTTTCTTTAAATAGGGGATTCTGTATAACCCAAGGACACCCAGTTAAATCGTGAATGGATGCAGTTGGAACAGTAGTTATCGGAGTATTCTGACATAACAACCACAATAAATGGGAAGCAATGTCTAATTTAACCAGTGATCTACAGTTATTACATTTTAGCTCAAGTATTGCGTTTGTGACAGTAATTTGTTCTAATAGGGACAATCATCGGAATTTATCACATTTATGCGATTTATCCTGATCGATTTGAGTTTCGGACACGAATCACACCATAATTCCAGACAACTTTGAATATCAATTGTCTCCAGATTAGGGCAGTTTCGGCAAGTCAAAACCGACGTACTACTAAGATTGGATATTATCTTAATATTGGGACAACCAGAACAAACTATTTCTAGATGCCCATCTACATCTCTTTCTTTTACTTCTCGATTACATACAATACACATTTGTATTATATGATATAGTTGTAATTCGTTAATTGCAGGCAGAATCAAAAACATTTAATAAATGAGTTGGCAACAAAACTTAACTGTTATCGTTCTTCAAGTTACCTTAATTATTACCTTCATCTCGTTATTCTTCTTCTTTTACGCCTCTAAGATTGAACGAGATGTTGTTATTACACAGATTAACTCGTTAGTAGATGATTTTACCGAGGATATCCGAGTATTTACTACTTCAGACGAACAGCAGAATTTACAAAACTTGTTCGCCAATATGCAACCAGGCGATATGTCTAAAGATGACGCAGATGCTAACGAAACGAATAGAGAGTTACTACGGAAAACGTTTGTGATTATTGGGATGTTATGTTTTATGGGACTTTTCTATTCTATTTGTATGATTGTGTTCTTTAAGGTTGATGTTTGGCTGATATTCAAGATTTGCTTCTTCGGGTTAGGTGCGGTCGCTTTAGTCGAATTTGTCTTTTTAACGTATTTCGCCCGCAACTACAAATCGCTTGATCCTAATACGGTCAAACTGACCTTGATAAAAACCTTACGCGACTATGCGAATGGAAACTAGTTCTGGTAATTAGTTTCTTTAAATAGAGATTAAAGATTAAAATCTCAAAGTTTCTCTTTGAGATTGAGATTTTCTAAATAGACTCTGCCAAATGTTTGGCCAATCTATCCTTGTATTCATCGCGATTCTTTCCATATCTAACAATCATCGTTCTGGTATGAATTTTAAGAGATTCCATCGAGAATGGGCACCTTTTTCGTTCGTAGAAATTAATTACTTTTATGACTATAATTTCATGGTCTAAGCTAACATTTGCGTGGAACGATCGAACAAACTCATCCAATTCATCCAAGAAATGATCTTTGGTTTCAGACATTTGGAATTTTAAAAATTTGGTAAAAAAATGATTTTTTTTACCAAGATAATAGCGGATGATTCACATCATGCAAGATGTCTATAAGGGCTCGCTTCTTTAGTAATCTTAGGACAACAGTTCAATCAGAGATATCTCTGATTGAACTGTAAAACTGCTTTTGGAGGAGATAATCATATAAAGCGGATCGGCAATCATTCTTAACAGTTTTCGACCGTAATTAAAGAATACCTCCATATTAGGTGGTAATGTGACACTATTTCTGAAGGTAGATCTCCTCAAATCATCAATGATTTTCTTGATGTCGTTCTCAGTGTAGATGTGGAAACCATGATTTTCTCGCGTTTTCGCAGGATGTCCAAATTACATGTTTGTAAAGTTTTTCCTTTGGCTGGAAGTAAAATCGGTTTGAGATACAAAATTGAAATTTTTTTCTCCAATTCCAAAATTAGACAAAATGTCATTCACCGTAGTCAATCTATCGCCTAACGACACACTATCGGATGTGTTAGGTGATTCTTACATTATGGAGTTAGAGAGTGGGTTATATAAAGAATACCTTGACAAGTATCCAGATCGATGTGAAGAGATCCTTTATGATGCTGTCGCCAACGGAGGGTTATCGAGAGAGGTTTTAGACGATTTTATTAGATTAGGAATCGACATAAACGGCAACGGCAATCTTCCTGGAGGTGATGGATCGCCAACTACCCTACTCTGCAACGAGTGTGAGTTTCTCCAAGCAGACGGCATTAAGCTATTATTGAATTACAGGTGTGACGTGAATAAACATGATGAGAGTGGATTTTCACCACTCGAGATGGTTATTCTCGGACATTCCGGCAACTGTCTTATTCAATACGACAGAGATAACATAAAGGAGTGTATGGAACTGTTACTAAACGCAGGATCGAGTGTAGAAATCAGATCCTGGATTGCCGACAGAATACGGGACTATATTGCCGCACATCCCGAAGACGAGTTCTTTGTTAATTTTAACGACACAATGATAATTTGCGATTGCGAAGAAGATTAATGGCATTGTTTGAACAGACATTTTAAATCGTTACGATTTAAAATGATTTTTCCGTTCTATTTTTTGAAGAAAAAATGACTGAAGAACCCATCGTTTTACATGTTACTCCTATTTATGAGAAACATGTTCCGATTGAATGCAAAACTACAAATCCAAGTTCTCTCTTCAAATTAGAGCTTATTAGGGATCCTGGTTTTCGAATCTACCATGGTAACAATGGCGATCTTATCAGAGAAAACTCTAAGAAAGTCAATGTTATTGAGTACAGTTGGCATCAACGTTACGGGCATTCAGATGTTTACAGTTGCCGTATGATTCTTTCTAATGTGCAAGTCACTTATAAGTCAAAGGTTACCGAAACTGGTACATTTGATGTAATGTATGAACATTACGGTACTTTCAAATGTAATCTAGCTCTTAAAAACACTTTTGAGATGTTTATTAAAGAATGTAAAATTGTCCAGAAATAAGCGTTTCAACCTTAGATAACACATCACAATTGGTAAAATCCATCTTAATACCAAAGATGATGAACGAATATATGCCTCTGTTATGGTCGATTTTCCAGATGGGTTATTACCATTCCAACGTTTTGATTTCCTACCTAAATATGCGTACGTTGGTTATGGTGATGCGAAAAGACGTACGAATAGATATTGGGAACTGATGAACTCGTTAGATTGTCATGAGAGGGAAAGAACAACTTGGTTTGGGTTCTTTAATACCGAACCACGATGGATCCATTCAAAAGTATATAATGAGATGAATGATGCACTAATTGGAGTTCGTAGACTTCGTCGAGAAAAACCTTACAAAACTTACTTGACTGGTAGAGCGATTGGCGTTCCTAGAAAATGGGTTAATCAACAGGGAGAATTGGAAGATTATATGGAACCGATTGATACGTATATGAATGCTCGACTATGGAGCTGGTTTAGTGAGATTGTCGATTGTCACGCTATTTGGAACCCCACGATTGCGAAAACTTTTGATTTGTGAGTGTAATTATAAGAATTTTGTATTGATTAAATACAAAATTAAAAGCAAAACAAAAAGAAAAATGTTACAGGTAAATATTCTTACCGATTCTGTGCTAGGGGCACGCGATTCTAGAGCGGAACGCAGACGTTTAAGAAGACTCTTTTCGGGCGAGGGGAAGGAGCAAAGATTAGAACAGTTGTGTAGTGAGGGTTCCTTTACTAGAGTAAAGGAAATGCTTGATACAAAAAGAATATCTGTTATAGACAGAGAAAAAGCCCTTGAAAAAGCTTGTTTCGGAGCTCATATGGAGATAATTGAATTACTGCTAAAGAGCGGCATAACTCAACTAGGATTGAATCGTGGTTTAGAAGCTGCGAAAATCGGAAATCACAAAGAATTGGTTCAAAAATTGCGTGATATTGGTGCTAGAGACTACATGATACGTGAAGACATATGTGGCCCGGATAGCATTCCCACAGAACATGAGTGCGATACGCTAAGAAACCCTCGAATGAACACAGAAACAGAATTCCGTTCCTCAGCCCAATCTCCAATAAGTCATCCCCTTCCGTCGGAATAATTTCCGACAACTTGAATTAAAACCTTATAGACTTCTATCGTACATTCGAATGTCACAAAAACTGGTAGATTCTATAATTGCGGTGGAAACCTCATATCTCTCTGGACACGTGAAATCCCTATTCAAAGACATTGTAGACTTGCCGAACTTTAGGAAGAGATATTAAAATCGTAATCTCCACATTCGATTATGTCTTATTGACTCGGGGAGAAGGTCGATACAAGTGTATAATTATGGATCGGGACGTTGGTATGGATAGTAGCCCGGAAACGGATGAAAACGAAAACACTGTCTCGTTTCAGGATATTTTAGATGGGAGTCTGGGATTCCATAAGTGGAGACAGTTAACCTTAGAAGAGCTAAACGAGAGATTAGTATAGAATTTTATTTTTAATCCTAGGATTAAAAATAAAATAATGACTCGCGTTTCTTGTATGGATTATTTTGAACAGCAATTAGCTCGATCACTAAACCAAAAAGGGCTGCAACTCAGTGTCCCGAAAACTTTTAGGAAAACTTTTCTATATGAAAAGTTTCATAAATCCTATTTCCTAAAAGTTTAAAAAAGTTTCGCAGCTGGTTTTAAACTTTTAGGAAATAGGATTTAAAGACCCCCCAGCTAACACTGTTCGCTTCACTCGTATTTAAAGGAATACGCAGCTAACGCTGCTCGCTTCGCTCGTATTTAAAGAAAACACCCAGCTAACGCTGCTCGCTTCGCTCGTATTTAAAGGAATACGTATTTAAAGGAATACGTATTTAAAGGAATACGTATTTAAAGGAATACGTATTTAAAGGAATACGTATTTAAAGGAATACGTATTTAAAGGAATACGTATTTAAAGGAATACGTATTTAAAG